CACGGATTTTCTCCTATGTGGGGTTCTATCAGTTTGTAACAATTATCAGCTAACAATTAATTATAATAGATGTGGCTGAATTATCACACGACTGTTGCGCTGTTCAATGGTGGCCTCTGCATTATCAATCTGCTTACGCAAGCCTTCCGCAAAAGTATGGGCTGTATCAATATCCTCAGGGGTTACTCCCCCCATCTGAAAATCGATAACAAGCTTATCACCATATCGATACCGCAACTTACCATCTATTTGCGGTGCATATAGCTTATACAAATTCTCAATAATAGTATTTGTTGTAGTAGCCATCATGCGGCACCCCCTTTATATTTGGAAGAAGGGAGAACCCCTCCCGATACTTATTTGTTACAGTATCGGGAGGGGTATTTCTACTACCCGATTTCCTTATCATCGTCATCTTCGTGTGCATCTTTGGAATCCGTCAAATACAGATCCTTGGAACGATCACGACGAATCGTATCGCCCTCCAAATCAAACCCAGCATCATCCGAGAGGGTTTGACCAATGAAAGATGACAGTCGCTTAGCCTGATTTGGATCAGCCCGATGGGTCGAAATCTCACTGACCAAATCGACAATATCCTTAACTGAGCAATCGATCGGCACCAACGAACGCTTCTTGTAGGAAATCTGGTCCAGACTAACCAAACCATTTTCCTTCATGAAAGTATCGCCCACCATACTCTGGAGTACTAGCTCCAGGTCACTAAAGCCCTTATCACCAGAACGATGGCGATGAGCGGTCTTCATCGAATCAGTCGTAAGCAACTTGTAAGCCTTGTAGAATTCCTCCAAGCTGGCTGGGGTTTCTGCAGCCGTCTTAAGACGGCTGGTCATGATTTGGAATCCTTCTTCATTATTGTGGGATTCGATGAACTTCTTGAGCGTGGGAATAGCATCATTGACGATGTTGCCGCCCTTGGTCACCACCCGATTGTCACCAAGCTCAACAGCCGATCGGAATGCTGGCGCTTCTCCAATCATGCCATTGGAACAGACCAAACGAGTAATCTGCAGATAAGCCGACGGCTTGCTCCACCCGTCAATTGGCACATCCATCACGAAACGACGAACCACGTCGTCATCACCAATCTGGAATTCACTATCCCCGAACATCGATGGCTTGTGTTCGCTACGAACCACTCCGTCATGGTAGGAAAGACCACTATCAGGAATATCGAGCTTCTTGTATAGCTCCCACAGGTCAAACGACTCGACATATGGTTTATTAACATTCAATGCGCCTAGCACACGAGGCAGATGGCTACCCTGGCGCTGCTCGATGCATAGACGAACCTTATCACCCTTACCGAGCCCAAGTAGACGGTCAATTACCTCATCTGGCGAGAAAAGGTTGAACGTAGACCGCGAAATACCAAATATCGCCAAGAATGAGATCATGAATCGTTCAGAGAACTCAACCTCTCCGACACCCTTGATCTCCATGCGATCTACATGGGCTTTTTGGTTACTGGATCGAGGGGTCATCTCGATAAGGATATCCTTAAGATCGACCACGCGGTAGTCAATCTTTGGAATCGGGCTGTCCATCGCAACGGACAAAATATGCGAATCGTGGTGTCTCATTAATTATCTCCTACCCATTTATAACAGAGAGTATATGGGTATAAATTATTATGGGATTATCTCCCCCTACGACGACCACGCCGCAACTTATAATTAACCGCTCTAAGCTTCTTCAGAACTTCGGCATTACTGTCGTCTAAAGAGGACTCAGCCAATCGCTTAATAGTATTGCGAGCAATCCTATCGATATTTTCGTTACGGTCAATTCGTTCCCAATGATCGTCTTGCCAGACCATTTGCCGTTGGGCAATATTGGCAGTACGAGTAAACGGCCACTTGGTTTGAGTGGATTGAACAATATTGGTAACAGGAATATTTTCATGTGGTCTAAGCACACGACCTGCCATCTGAATGGTGGGAAGGCGACCACTATCACGCACAAAAACTGTTCGAAGTTCAGGACAATTACCAATAATCGCCACTTTACCATTTCTTCTTGTTACGATTGTATTTAGCCTGTTTTTAATGCACCAAACCTTCCCTGAATAAACATGATCATTAATTTTACCAGCTCTCTGATCAATTGGGTCAGATGTAATTTTAGTCCTATTTCTGACTGACACACGCCAAATAGTCTTACCAGACTCACATTTAAAAGACGCACAACTAGACGATTTACCTCTCAAAATTGCCGCTTTCATTAACTCATCAACTGTTTCTTTATGTTCACACCAAAGCCATCCAGAAGAATTTTCTCTAGATTTATTGCCATCTCCTTTTAAAGCTTCAAGCCAAAATATTTCAAACTGTTCAATAGTCATACCATGCAAAAGACTACTGAATTTTTTGTCTAAATATTCTTCTAACTTACCCCAGCCGTTTCTTGGCTGTGCTTTACTAGTGCCCTTTGGGATTTGAAACTCATGCCATTTTTTAGGAGTTTTTGTGTAATTGCTTCGTCTGTTGTCATCAGTGTATTCAATATAATCAATGCACAGCCTGTCAAGCAGGTTTCTAATGTCATCAATAAGCTCTTTAGTTTTAGACTGTCCAATACACAAACTAGTATTTTGTATCCAACCATCAGTCATGTGCCAAGCGACTAGTCTTATTTCATCGTCTGTCAATGGTATACCATCAAATACCATTCCAATACCAGGGGCTAATGGTAAAGAATAAGACGACCGCCTATTAACAAAATCTTTAGCGTTTTTAACTAGATATGAACCATTTAGAGATCCACCCTCATTAGGACTTCTGTACTGGTAATATATTTTATGATTTTCAGTTACCAATATATCAACATGCTGACTTTTAAAATTAATCATTTTTTCGTTTTCACTTATTTCGCGAACACCGTACCCATCAATATCAACAACTTCTAGTGTGTCATCATTTAAGTTAAGAGCATACACCATATCGGTTTCACTAACTTGTTCATATCCTTTCCATCCGTCAGTAGTTAATATCTCTGTATCTTCTGACAAACAATCAAAGCCTTCCGTAAGAACAAACATATTAACCAAAACATCTAGCTCATCATTTTCGAATGCCGCAAGTTGAGCATCTCGATCAGTCTCTCCAGTAACAAGATCAACCCTTACACCGGCTGCCTTAAGCCTTGAAACTGCTTCCTGGCAGTCTTCACGCTTACGGAAAAACATGATACTCTTACCCCAATGTTCAGGGTCATCCAAGTATCTGGTAACTACCATTTCTGGTGTCCAATTAGGAATATTCCAATGGTCGAAATCAGCTAACCACCCTTCGTCTATCAGGGTATAGAACCCAGCCGTCTTATAGTTCTTCTGGAAACACAATTTGGCCCGATCAGTCCGAATGGGAGTTGCAGAAAGTCCAAGCATATATCCAGGATCGAAAGCATTAATAATGTTATGCATGGTGCTGCATGCTTCGTGATGGGCTTCATCCACTACCAGCAGCCGATGCTTAAAATCATACAAGCCACAGTCGTGGACATCAGTAGCAAATTGTGAAACGAAAAATACGTCATCACATTGAACTAGCGACTCATTCTCTTTTTCGGCTTGCTTAAGTAAATTACGGCGACCAGCAATCCAACCAATGCCGACATCCTTAGGGTCCCACCCAGCAATAGCAGACGCTTGCTCTTTGAACATTTTAGCTAAACGAAAAGCCGTCAGAGTCTTTCCGCTACCAGGCGGTAATTCAATCAATGTGGAAGTAATCTTGACGCCATACTCGTTCCTGCCATGCCAATCATCAACTATTTCTTTCATTAATTGGACTTGGTATGGCCGATCTTGCAGGGTGCGCATAGCAATTTGTAACAAATACGAATATGGCAATTAATTCCACCACTTTATCGGCAAAATTATAATATGTATGATTGGAGCTTTATAGATGATAGTGGCCCATTGTTTTATTATTGGTTGGGATGGATGTTAGCTGACGGATGTATACGAGATAGAGGAGTCAAGGGGATATCAATAAAATTGGCTATCAATTCTAAAGATAGACATATACTTAAGTTCTTTAATGATCAGATTAGCCCGCATCTAGAAATTAAGCAATACTATAACAATCTATGCGAAAGATCTTGGTCATTAGACAGAAAATATTTAAACACATTACAGAGACATGGCTTCGTGCAAAATAAGACATATTTAACAAATGGTCTTGATATGATTATGGAATTACCAGATCACGAATATTATCAATTTATGGTTGGATTTATAGAAGGGGATGGTTGCGTTTCTATTAAGAAGATGCGCAGAAAACATTACAATTACGACATGTTAACCATTGGAATTACCAGTAATCCATCTGTGCTGGATACAATAAATCAAAAGATGATTTCACTTAATTATAAGAATAGAATGACATCGTCTAGAATTGGAAATTTTGCAGGTGATTACAGAGTATGCGGGTCAGAAGCAATACGTTTGTATCATGAATTAATGAAGTGTAAATACAAATTGCTAAGCAGAAAATGGGACATAGACATAGATAATACAAGTGGGTCGAATGTCACTGAACACGTTAACCTTAATGAACATATTTCTTATATGCGCCACAATAATATTGGTGGAAGTTACACATATAACAAGATAATCAACGAAGGTAGAAAGCCAAGACATATTCATTCCAGACCATGGAAAAAATTCAACATGACTATTAAACAATTTTTCGAATTGGTTCGTGGTTAAAATTTAAAGCAGATGTTCGACAATAACCCACAAGACTTAGATAGATCTTTCGGCAATCGGAAGAGTTATATCTTCAATACTGAAGATGATACTTGGAAAAACTTTGGTACCACTAACGATGTCTCGCTGGTATCCAGAAATAACGATGGGCTAGTTTACCCAGACCTATACGAGATCCTAAAAGAGCTAGAACTCAGAGCCAAAAATGGTGAACTTAACAACCTTAAATTAACTGATAATAAGCCTTATTTTTACTTCTTTTACAATTCAGATAATTTCATTAAAGTATCTCCAGAAGGCAATTACCTAAGACTAGAAGTTAATAAGGGAGCCTTAAATAGAAGGCTTGCTAAGCCACCTTGTGTTGGTCAGCGTGGTATTCGTGGAGCACAGGGACAAGCTGGTCGTAACGGTGTTCCAGCGGCCAATGAACGCTTTCGTTCAACTTATCCAGATGGTTCATTTGATATTACAGTTCAAACGCCATTATTTTCAGAGGAACCCATTAGTTTGCGTGGGTATAATGCATTTCAACTGGAGTTTGAAGTTTTAATTGAAGCAGATGGTACTATAACCGATCCAAATAATGGCATTGATAGTTTACAATTGATTGGTAACTTTGACGATGGTCAAGTCAATATATTGGGTAAGATAAGCGATCCCAACTTAAGATTTAAAATTCGTCAAAGAGGACCTAGGGGAAATCAAGGGGAAGACGGTGTAAATCATATTCAAGTAATTGTTGACGATGCCCCCACTAATGGTCAGTTTACGCAAGTTGTGGGCATGCTTCGTTATAATGGGGCAATCAATACCTTCATTTTTAAGAAGACATCAGTCAACGAACTACTTAATAATGTTATCAATCTCCAGTCACAAGTAGATTTACCATTTGGTCAGTACTGGGCTGCAGTTGAAGTGACATCCAACTTACGCAAAGCAGTTGAATATCATAGATTTATACCTCAGCTTAAAAAGCCAAGGCTCGATCTACCAAGCTACACACCATTATCTGGATGTTACAATCAAAGACGATATGCACTTGGTTATATCAATGAAGAATTCGATTCTGCTACGAAAGAAGTTTGGACTAATAGCAGTCCATTCACTATCTTGGGGGATCCAATACCAGAATTAGTCAATTGTAAAGAACCTTATTGGTTCTGCGGCAATACTGGGGATGAATGTGATTTCCGAATTGATGTAGATCCTGGAGAACCGAATCCCCCATTTGATACTTCATCATCATCTGACACTTCAACTTCAGATTCATCATTAACTTCTGAATCTTCTGAATCGGAAAACTCTTCTGAATCTTCTGAATCGGAAAACTCTTCTGAATCGGAAAACTCTTCTGAATCTGAATCAGATGAGCTGTCTGAGTTATCCGAGCTGTCTGAGCTGTCTGAAGTATCCGAGCTGTCTGAGTTATCCGAGCTGTCTGAGTCTGAAGCATCTGAGCTGTCTGAAGCATCTGAGCTATCCGAGCTGTCTGAAGCATCTGAGTTGTCTGAAGCATCTGATCAATCTATGGGGGATCCCCCAGGGTGCCCATCTCCACCCACATTTGACATTGTAAGCGAAACAGATGGAACTTGGACCACTAGTGGCAATTCAACATCTGCAACAGTACGCTTTGATTTCGTTGATAGTGCTAACTGTGGAGGCCCCGGTGGTGCTGGATTTGGTGAAGTATGCTACTCACTCTTTGCAAGTAGTTCAGGCTCCATTGACATTTTTGCCAGTGGTGTCATTGAAGATGAAGATTCCGGATTTGACGAGTTAACTGTAACAGTAGATGGAACTCAAGAGCTGTTTGTAACAAGTAATGACAATGGTGGTGGGTGTGGAATGGAATCCAGATCAGATTCAACCAGTGTACCAGTATCCGCTGGGTGGCACGAAATAATAGTCACAGTTGGAAATAATGATGATTTATTCCACGTAGGTGCTTTCTGGGAGGTTGATACAACAGTAACATGAGACTTTCAGCCTCAACTAGAGCAAAGCGGTGCAATGCTTGCAGATCATGTGGTCATAATAAAACACAGCCAAATGGTCGTGCCGAATGGTGCGACCATTTGCCAAATGATGTCCAATTAGCTGCTTACCGCGAAAACTCTGCTTCTACCTGTCCAGAAAATAAATGGCCCGACCAAGACTGGCGTGATAGCATAGAATCATTTAAACAAGAAATCAACGATAACAAATCACAAGATAAATTGAATGAAATCTTACGCAATATTAGCAATACAGATGTGAACACGCAGATTAAAAATACCATGCGTGAATACATAATAGCATATTACAATAAGATAGCCAAGTGATCTGCTGGCCCCTATCACTTGCGCTATTAAATATTTCAAGAGTTAATTAAATGCTGATATTTATCAACGCTGGAAGGGTGCAATACACAGGTTACTGGACAAAGCGGACACCAAATTTCTTCGATTAATGTTGAAACAATATACCAGTCGCCCCCAGCAAGATCACAGCCAAACAAAGGGCAATGAATCTCAACTTTATCGCCAAACATTTCCAGTTTGCCAGCAACATCCATCATAGCAAGGCACAAAGCGCTATATCGAACTGGTGGCTTGCCATCATCGCCAATAGCATGACCATTTTCATTTTCACCAGTCTTAACGCCATTCTGGCCGATCATATTACAAATGACAACGCGATCGTCTACTTCTTTAACATAAGAGACGGTGCCCAACTTCATGAAAGACTCATGATACTTATCCTTTACTTTGGGCCACCTATTATATAGGGCTTTAGCAACCCCAGATCCCATTACATCAATATTATTACAACAATGTGGAATGAATACCATCTCACGCTCATGAGGAATATCACGAACGTCACCAACAACATATTTGATCATGGGTTTCCTTCCAGGCAACTAGACGGGCTCTGGTTCCGTCCTACTCAACTCGGAAGCAAACCCACGCATTTTTCGTACCCAATTTATCTCGATTCCATTAAGTCGATAGGTATCCATATGACAGTTATATAATTCACCAAATTGGGCAGCCATGTCAAAAGGCGCAGAAAATGGCTCTTCTGAATTATCCATAATATAAACACTACCACAACCGTCATAAGCCAGCCGAATTCGATCATAGACCTTTTCAATGGCTGCATATCTAAGGTCTGATGAGGCACCAAATTGGGTCATGACGACTCCTGCATGAGGGTAATAAGGGTATGTATTTATAACAGTACTGTGCTGGTAGTTAACAGGCATATAAATCACATTGAGAAGCAAACCTATAATAGGAGTGTATATATCCATGTCTTTTAGACTAATGCAGAGCATAATGCTTGAAAATAACGGCAAGCTAGAAATTCTTGAAGAAGGTACCGTCATATCTGAACTAACCTTAGATTTGGACGCTGAAACAGACCAAACGGCCATGTCTAAAGAAAAAATGATGAGTATCATACAAGATTGGGTGACCAAATACAAAGATTCATTTGGTGCTAGCTGGTCCAAAGTTATCGACTTCTTACAACCAGCTATTGACGCCATTCATGAAAATGATCTCGACTTACTAAAGTCAGTCACCATTAAGTTGGCCGACAGATCCGAAAAACTAGCAGAAACCAACCCCAAAGCCAAAGAAGCATTCGATCGCATTCATAACCTGTATGTTAAATTACTTGGCATGGCCAGAAGAGCCTTTGGCGAAAGTATCGATGAAGTTATCGATATTATCACAGAGTGCCGCGAAAGAATCAGAGCGATCTAAAATGGGAGGGAACCATGGCCCCCTCCCAAAATATTATCCTTTGCGCTGATGAGAGTTGGGTTTCCCACAAAGATCATTAAGATTTGCGTGCAAACTAGTAATCTTATTAGATCTAATTAAAACGTCCAGCATGAGTCCACCCATATAATCTATGTGGGGTTTTTTTAGAGCAGCTTTGTCTTCCTTCTGTTCTTTGACCAATTCTTTCAAAGAGGATCGAACCTCCTCAATTTGGTCACGACGTTCATCGATAGTCAGTTCCGTTAAATCAGACATGGTTTTCTTCCTTAGGGTTAGTGAGTTGTTAAAACACACACCTTAAGGAGGTCCGCGAGACATTCAGAAAAAGATATATTGGTATATCATTTTCCGTACCTCCATAGCCTGAATTTAGATAAACATTTTTTCTCTTCCACTGTTAGAGGCGATGTAGCCACAGCGGTAAGCTGATTTCCGATATCAGGCTCATAAAACCTGACTAATGGAATGTTTTTGTTATCTAATTTCTTTATAACTTGTTGCAGGCGCAATTCAGAATTGGCTTCGCAAACAACAACGGCATTAATTCTATCACTATCGCCATATTTTATCCCAGCTTCATGGGCAGCATGCACTGCCTGAACTAATTGTTGTTCTACTGGTAGGTCAGTGCGCACAAAAACAAAAAAGTGTTTCTGCGCTCACTCGTAGGCGGTGTTTTTGTTCATCATACTTATTTATATTTACTTACGACTGGTAGTAAACAAATGGCTTTTTGATTGCCAATAGAAGTCCTTGCACAAAGTGTTCCAAATTTGTCCAATGCAATTAACAAATAATTCCTCATAACCGGAAAAGTTATTTATAGACACTCTGAAAGTTGGCTGTTGATCACAATGAAGAACGTATTTAACAACTTGTTGCTAGATCTTAAACCGATCATTCTTCTTTAAACCAACGACCACAACCATTACAATGGATGTAGGGTAATTTCTCTCTGCATCTGAAGCCGGGGGAACCATGATTTTAAATATGCTCACGAACGGACAATTTGATGAAGCTCGTGATCACAAATTATCAGAGATTTCTAATAAAGTTAATGGTCGAAGTTCTTGGGATAGCCCTCAGTATAATGCTAATAAAGAAATCCAAAAGTCCATAAAAATTGACGAAAGTAGAGATGCATTACTAACTTATGCTGGTCTTTGTCAGTTGTATAATCGTTATTTTCTCAAAGACAAAGACGGCATTACAGTAGAAACACCACAAAGCTTTTTCGCTCGCGTTGCCACAGGCGTTTGCCGTGGCGATGTAAAATTTGCTCAAAGACTTTATGATCGTCTCAGCCAATTACATTTTATGTTAGCTACTCCAGTTATCTGCAACGCAGGTACTAATCGTGGTCAACAAATCAGTTGCCTTACCGGTGACAACAAAATAAACACTAAAGATGGGTTTAAAAATATCTCTAATATTAATGTTGGTGATGAAGTATTAACACATACCGGAAGTTGGAAAAAAGTAATCGGATTCAAAAAACAAGAATCTAGTGATATATGGGCACTAAAAACATACAAAAGATCCACTGAAATAAAGATAACTGGCAATCACACAGTGCTAACGAACAATGGTTGGAAAAGAATCGATCAAATCAATATCAATGAAGACTATATTGCAATAAATAAACATATACAATGCGATAATAGCAACTTGATATTGGATATGATGGAATATTGCACTTATGGCAGTTTAGCATTAGTCAATGACGGAAAGATATACAAAAAGACATCAGATAAACGACTTAGAAGTGGTCCCACAAATGACAACTACTTGCCAATAAAAGAAAGGGTAGAAGTAAACGAAGATCTAGCTTGGATCATTGGTTTGTGGCTAGCCGAAGGGTCATTAGGAAAAAACTTCATTAGGGTGACACTGCATGCTGATGAATCCCATTTAGGAGATAAGTTCCTGAATATCATAAACAACATGTTTGGAGCAGACGGTAATCAGTACTTATCAGAAGCAAAAAGAAATGGGAAAATAAACAAGTGGCGTAATGCTTATGCAAATAGCTCTATACTAGAAAGAATGTTTAATAATCTGTTCTATGATGAAAACAAAAACAAAACTATACCCAGCAGATTCTTAGATCTACCACCAAATGTCAAAAAATCTTTAATAAAAGGATTTTTTGACGGTGATGGTTGCATCCATGCTGATGGAAGATATAACACCACAATTATAAATAATGAAAATCTTTGTGGCCAATTGTATTTAATGGCTACATCAATCGGGTACGATTGCTCCTTACGACTAGACAAACCAGCCGGAAAATTATCTAAAAACGAATTTAATCAGACATTATCTCTATTTGTAGATGGATTTAATGAAAAATCATCCCAAAAAATAATCGATGGAGACAAAGTAAAATACTCTAGGATCAGGTACTTGCACCGTATCGATGACTATGAAGATACTGTTTACGATATTCAAGTTGAAGATGATGAATCATTTTCTGTATCTGGTGTGGTAGTCCACAATTGCTTCTTGAATCGCTGCGAAGATTCTATTGAGGGAATCTTTGATGATATGATCGCTGAAAATGCACAAATAAGTAAAGGCGGCGGCGGCATTGGAACTTATATGGGCGACGTTCGTGGCAAGAATGCTAGGATCAGCATTGGTGGTAAAAGTGAAGGAATAATCCCATTTGTTAAAATGATTGACTCTCTTGTCCCAGCCATCAAGCAGGCTGGTATGCGTAAAGGTGCTGCTGCAGTCTATCTAAATGTAGACCACCCAGATATCGAAGATTTCATTAGAGTTCGCGACCCGACTGGCGGTGATGAGAACCGCCGTTGCATGAATTTAAATAATGCTGTAGTTGTCACGGACACTTTCATGAAAGCCGTGCGCGATGGTGAAGATTATGACTTGATTTGCCCCAACACCAAAAAATCAGTGAAGAAAATTAGTGCTCGTTACATCTGGGAAGAACTAATTCGGATTCGTTCAAAGACTGGTGAGCCATACATCTTATTTTATGACACCATAAACAGGAATATCCCAGATCACCACCAAGAAATGGGCCTAGAAGTCGTACAAAGCAATCTTTGTGCTGAAATCACCTTGCCCACCAATTACGAACGAACTGCCGTTTGCTGCTTAGGATCAGTAAACTTCGAGACCTTCGACCAGTGGGAAAATGAAATTGATGGGGTCACAGAGGACATCTGCCGTGCTCTCGATAATGTGCTAGAAAACTTCATAGAAAATGCACCAGATCGTTATGCCAGGGCCAAATACTCGGCAAGAATGGAACGATCCATCGGAGTTGGCGCTATGGGATACCATGGCTACTTGATGGGCAAAGGATGGGCATTCTCATCAGATGTCGCCAGATGCTTCAATAAAAACGTATTCTTAAAAGTAAAGAAAGGTCTGATAGCTGCATCCGAAAAATTGGCCGTCGAACGCGGACCTTGTCCTGATGGCGGCAATCGACGCAATTCCAACCTTATGGCAATTGCACCTACTGCTACCATTTCTACCATTGCTGGGTCCGCTACACCTTGTATCGAGCCTGTTTATGCTAATTCCTACCCTATAGAAACTATGGATGGAACTTTTATGATGCGTAACAAATATCTTACACCAATCCTTGATAAATACGGTCAAAACACTCCTAAGATTTGGCGCTCTATCTCTAATAAGAAAGGGTCTGTACAACACTTAGACTTCCTATCTAATAAGGAAAAAGAAGTATTCAAGATTGGCGATGAGCTAGACCAGAGAGAAATCATTGTGCAAGCTGCTCATCGTCAGCACGCCATGGACCATGGTAAAGGCGGGCAAAGCCAGAGTGTTAATCTATTTTATAAAACTCCTATGGACATCCAAGACCTCCATGAATCCCACATGATGGCCTGGAAACTAGGGCTAAAGAGCCTATATTATTTGCGCTCTACTGCTTCATCAGAGGCAGACACTGCTGACAAAATTAAGCAACGCAGTAATAAATTGACAGCTGTAAGCGACGATGCTCCTAAGGTTTGTACTCTAAACCCAGGAACAAACCCCGAAGAATGCTCTGTTTGCCAATAGTGTATCTAAAATTGTAAGCCACGCTTAAAGGCGTGGCTTTTCTATCTTCCAAAGGAACATCATGTCTGAGTACAATCTACTAAACGCTCGTCCTACTTATAAGCCGTTCCAATATCCGTGGGCCTATAATGCTTACCATGCCCAAAATGGTATTCATTGGCTTCCAGAAGAAATCCCAATGGAAGATGATATTAGTGATTATTGGAATAAACTAACAGAAAATGAGCGAAACACGCTTACACAAATTCTACGATTTTTTGTGCAGTCAGATTTAGAAGTTCAAAACAATTATATGACCAATATCGGTCAAGTGTTCCGCACTCCTGAATGCGCAATGATGTTAATGGCATTCGCTAATATGGAAGGCATTCACGTTCAAGCCTATGCTCATTTGATTGATACTCTGGGACTCCCAGAGATTGAATATTCTGCATTCCTAAGTTACAAGGAAATGAGCGACAAAGCAGACTACATTCACCATTTCGATCTCAGTGACAAAGAGACCCCAGAGGGCAAATACCAAATCGCCCGTAACATTGCGGTATTTGGTGCCTTTATGGAAGGCGTACAACTATTTAGTTCTTTCTGCGTGTTCATGAGTTTTACTCGTCGTGGACTAATGAAAGGCACTGGTAAAATCATTAAATTTTCAATTAAGGATGAAAGTCTCCATTCTAAAACAATGGCTCTACTGTTTCGAACCTTTTTAGAAGAAAATCCAGATGTTGATCGTAAAGCACTAAAGGAAGAACTCAATAACATTTGCAAAGACATGATTAACTTAGAAGACCATTTTATCGATCTGTGCTTTGAAATGGGCGATCTTGAAGGCCTCACAGCCCAAGAAGTAAAAGACTATATCCGCTATATGGCAGACATTCGCCTTATGGATTTTGGCTTGCCAACGCTATACGGGATCGAAGAAGATCCTTGCCCCTGGATGGAAGATCTAATTGGCGGCAAAGAACTGGCTTTATTCTTTGAGCAGAAAGTTGCTGAATACAGCAAAGGCGCTACCGCATTAGATGGCAAAATCGACTGGAATAAACCGCTTGATTATGACCACGGTCTCAAATGCGAGATTAATGATATCGGAACTGGCCGATTCTCAAAAACCTAAAAATACGGGCCGTGTGGGATTCGAACCCACAACCAGCGGTTTTGAAGACCGCCGCTCTAGCCAATTGGAGCTAACGGCCCTTAAATATCTCTCATATTCGCCAAGCCATAAATGGCTTTTGCACCATACGCTGCCACTTTTTCAGTCGGCAACGTACTATTATTGATAAGATCCTCAACTTCATTAATAATCTTAGTGGCTAAATCAACGGCCAGATCATCTTCGTCAGATAAAGGATCCTCTTCGAACAACTGCTTATTTGCTAGATGTCTAACAGCAGCGCCCACTACCATTGTAAAAATATCTTCCTTAGTTAATTCACCTTTGTGTTCTTCAAACAGATGGTTAACAGTTTCTTCAATATTCGTGCTTTCCATTGTTTTCATAGCTACGCCTTTCACAAGTTTATAAGCACCAACAAATCAATTTAAGTCATTTCTTGGTTTTCTTATTCCTATAACCTATCACCTCAAAACATCTGAGCAACTTGGGCAAGATGCCCTAAAATCATCACCGCTTCTAAAATAATATTCAAACTTATCTTCGGAACACTCTGGGTGCAAGCACATTAATGTTACACGCAACTCACTTTCATGCCAATGACTAATCATGCCAACATACCATCGAACTCGTCCATTCCAATAATCTGAACACCAGCCTTACGGGCCTTTTCCGCCTTACTGCTGGTGCTGGCCGGATCTTTGAGCACTAAATAGGTAAGATCCTTTCCTACGGACTTCTTTTCTTCACCGCCCAAGTCTTCAAAGGTAGATTTCTGATCAGCGGTCATTCGCACACCAGAGAAGCAGAATGTTTGCCCCGACAGTTTTCCGTCAGTAATCTTCTTCTTAGGCTGTAGGATCTTAACGTGCTCCCTCAAACGCAGTATTAGGTCCCTGCGCTTCTTGAGCGACTCATGAACCTCGTTGGCTGTTTCTTGTCCGTATTTGCCAGTATCACTGCACGGCATTCCAACAAAGTTGCTAGCATCGGCATTTAGATAATAGTCAGTATTATCAAATCCGTGATCGATTAGTAGAGCGGCACGACTGCGCCCCAAGTGTTTGATAGACAAGGATCCAATAAACAGATCAATTGGAATCTCTCGGGTCTTGTCAATCTCTTTTAGGATTTTCTTGGCATTACTGCCAATTTTCCCCTTGCCAATAGGCAACGCTGCTACTTCATCTTCGTCGAGAGTGTAGAGATCATCTACTTCCTTGACCATACCATTATCAATCATGGACATAAGAGCAGTATCGCCAAGCTGCTTGATGTTGGTCTTATTCACCCAATTTCGAATACGCTGGAAATTAAGATCAGGGCAGTCCTCGTCAGTAACCTTCCAATCACGCCCTTCTCGAACCAGAGGATAACCCTTCCAATCAGTAGGAGGCGAATGGAAATCCTTATTAATAGCTTTTAATATTATATTAACACCACCACAACGAATAGCCATTTATGTCTCCTACAATTTGTAACAAGAACAAGTGATTTAGTAAACCACAATCAAATGTACTTAATGAAAAGGCAGCGACATTATAACATTCAATCACATGAACTAAAATTATTATATGAAAACGGTTACTCCCAAAGTAAATTATCTGAATATTTTAAATGTAGTCACACAGTTATTGAAAATCGAATGAAAGAATATAATATCGAAAGGCGATCTTATGCTAAAGCATCATCGATCCGGAACAAAACAATTAAACTAAATGAATCACAGGAACAATTGATTATTGGATCCCTATTAGGTGACGCTTGTTTAGTGGAAGCCAATTATATCAGCAACAAAAAGTCCAAATCTAAACTTAAAACTTACCGACTATTATTCGCTCACAGCGAAAAACAAATTGAATATCTTAAGCACAAGAAAAATATATTGGGCGGATCTAAAATAGGAACCAGAAAGAGTGGTCATGGTGCCACAATCAAACATTTTGCATTTTGTAGTAAACCAACTTTAGAGCCATTCGCCAAAATCTGTCTACGGGACAACAAAAAATCAGTAACTAAAGAATGGTTGTCCCAACTAAAACCGGAAGGATTGGCCTATTGGTTTATGGATGATGGCTATACCATAAAACGCAGTCGAACCTCTCACGGTGCGTACCTGTGTACGGACAGTTTCAACGAAGAGGAAATTAAATTGATCCAAGATTGTTTAATCAGAATGGGCCTTGAAACTAAAGTGAGTCACACTAAAACTGGTCCTAGGGTAAGATTTCCGTCTACTGATATCACAAATTTATTATTTGACATCATTAAGCCATGGGTCATCAAATCCATGGAGTATAAACTAGTCGGTGTCTGATGGTATCTGATGGTGTTTCTCCTGCGCCGGATAATCACCAACAAATCCGCATTTTGGGCACTTATAATCAACCCCGACAACCGCTAGGATATGTGGTATCACGTCTCCCGCTTTTTCGATAATAACCTCATCTCCGATTTTTAAGCCTAAGTCCTCAATATATTCAAAATTATTTAATAGACAGTGGGTGACATTGGTGCCTGCCAATTTTATCGATTCAACCACCGCTGTTGGAATGATCTTACCGGTATGCCCTATTGTGTTCTCAATATCAATTACTCTCGTAATGCCCCTTTCTGAGTCAAACTTCCAAGCGATCATTCCAACTGGCCTACTACCACCATCTGAGTAACCAAGCTTTTCTTGGACGGCTAAGTCATTAATTGCCACAATCATGCCGTCAATCTCAAAATCCAACGTTTTGCGATCTTCTTCGTAGTGCTCTCGGCACTTTTCTAGCTCTTCTAAATTCTGGCACCGAAAGAACCGTACCGTACCGAAGCCCAATTTCTGCAAAGCGATGAACTTATGTCGTTGCTCTTTGAAATTTACCTCAGGATGAACAATATCAAATGCGTGAAAAGTGATGTGCTTATTACGGTCAAAACCAGAATCGCAGACGGTAATTCCGTTACCGGCATTGCGAGGATTAGCCATTTCGGGAAAATTCTTTTTCCAGTTTTCCACCGAAAGCTGCGCTTCACCACGAACGATCAGACGTTTACTAACATCAATCTTGCTAGGAAGACCAGACCACAGCTTGGCATTCTTAGTGACATCCATGCCCGTAGTGCCATCGCCACGAGTAGCGACTCTCAACAGCTTGCCGCCTTCATAGACTGCTTCCATACTACTACCATCTAGTTTATCTGAGACTACTACCTCTGGCTGGTTATATTTATCATACCAGCTTTTAAGATCTTCAGCATCTTTGGCCTTGTTCTGGCTGCCCATATGCATAAAGAGCTTCACCTCTTTACGATGGGCAGGGACTGGAGCACCAACCTCTTCAAAAAAGGCATGATCCGGAGAGATCTTCTTTAGATGGTCACGAAGCTTATCAAACTCCAGATCAGTCATTAATGCCTTCTCACCATTATAATAAGCATGAGAAGCTTTTCGAAGAGTATTCGCTATTTGATCAACACTTGGCATTGATTTCTCCGACTATTTGTAACAGCAACTAAATAGCAATTAACTACACGCACCATCAAAGATGTATTTTACATACATGGATTTATTAGGTGCTTGCCTATTTGGATTTGTTTTGGGTGCTGTATTAAGCTATCGTGTCATCAAAAAGATAGCAAGAAGCAATAAGCAACAATTTATAACTAAATTAAGTGAAAAATATAATGTCAGCAATACACCTAAGGGTGAAATGATAGTTGATGCTATTGGCAGCGAAATCGATTTGCTTATGAAGCACCATGGAGAGCGCGTTAAAGTAGAAGATGGCCATTATTACATGTGCTGGATCGATCAAGACTTAATAGCTCTACCCAGCAATTGCTTGGTTCCTATACATGATCAAGCAGAATCTGAGTAATATCCTTAAAGGCTTTACTTTTCTTTAGTTGTTGTAAGTGAATTGACTCATTACCGTTAAAGGGCTCCTCAACCTCTATGAAATCATAATGCATGCTCGATTTAGTCGGCTTAATATCAACGGAATTTTCGGCATAATCTCTGAGATCTTTTAGCGCACCAGACTCGTTAAAATAACCAAACAATTTCGCAATTTTCTGATTATTGTTTAAGGTCTCCCAACCAGCGATATTCTCGCGGCCAAATACCTCTACTTGCGGATTATCAAGCATTTGACCAATAACAAATACTTGCAGATTTAACCATTGAACGTCTGCTTCCATCAAAATGCGATGAGTCTCTGCTATAAACGGGTCACTCAAACTGTCGCAATACTGCTCTATAATGTTTTTAGCTTGAGCAGTGAGGTTCATAGCTTATTTTTTAATGACCTAGAAGTATCATACCAAATTTTAATACGATCATTAAAGTCAGGGTCAATCTCTTTGTACAGTTGATTGAACACTTCTTCTAGTAGATCATCATTGTAATGGTCATATTTTGACAAATAAAGATCACATGCTTTGTCAACAACTTCTTTAGTCGTCATAATCTTCGTCATCATCCTCCTCTAGAATTTCCTCTATTGAATAAAAATCATTATATTCTATAACTAAAAATGGCTCATTGCATTCATCACATTGTTCTCTATCAGCGTTTTCGATACCTAGGCCCTCACGGGCACGCCACTCTTCAACACTGACATCATATGCATGCCCACATATTGGACAAACAAGTGCGTCCGAGCCCTGTAGGTCCATATTACCTCCTGAGCGTTATCTTATACTTTGCTCAGAAATTTAGAGGCAATTCAGGAACTTCAATAAGATTAGCGTTTTCGTCCACTCTTAAAACATTATCAGTACGTGGCCACCAATGTTCGCCTGCATATCCAACAGCGATAACAATTTGATGGCCCAAGTGGGTAGGAGTCTTCGTATCCCTTTGAGAATCAAACACACGCCAACGCGGAGATATGGCAGTCGAAATCTGCACATGCTGAGCTAAAATAACTTGTTCGTCATACATAAACTGATTACGCATAGAATTCCAAGCATCCTTAGCGGATGCAGCATGAATTTCATGCGATACACTATTGTCCGCATTACGCATCTGAAAGTGGTAAGCTACTTTAGGACCTTCAACTTGATCAGTAAGATAAAGGCCGACTTGATCTTTAAGAGCTGGCTCGCTTTTAACATCCGGCCCTACGACTTGCACTCCATTATCATCAACCAAAACCAAGTCACGCTTATTCACAAGAATTGCGCCTCTCTTGAGGGCTTCTTCTTCGCTGCGACCCTTGATTTGAAACCAGCCCTTAAAATCGAATAGTTTCCAAGCCCCCTTAAGAAGCTTGGCTACATTGATATCCTCAGTGGATCCAAGTTCATATTTAATGCGTTCGCGAGCCTTGCGGGTGGCTTCATCAGAACTACGACCCTTAATCGTGAACCAGCCATTACAAGAATACTCTTTCCAATTGGACATAATATGCTCCTGATTGTTGATAACAAAACAGTCCTATAAGTTAATAGGAGACAAAAGACCATTATTATTCTTAATTAGTCCACGACTAAGGCTAACTACAAAAAACTCGTGGGCATACATAAACGGTTTTAAATTATAAAGATAATTCTGCCATGCCACTTTAGGCACTTCTTTAGCGCCAATATGTTGTTGAACCCATGCTGCAAGATGGCCAATTCCAAACTCTCTGCGGTTTTTAGTAATTAACCGACCACCAACCGCTTGTGGCTCCAACGGTAACTTACTCCACCATTCCCAAAAATCTCTAAGAACTTCCTCTGGGAGGCCCCCAGGAAACGCTTCTTCCATAACCTTATTTAAACTAACAAGAACCCCTTTTTCAGCAAACCACAGCCGAAGAGGTATCTCACCATAATTTTCAGAGATAATCGACAACATCCGCGTATCAGCGCCATAACGTCTAACGAAATTCTCATTAGCACATAATGGCACACATCTATTAGTATCAATATATTCTAAGTCATGCTGAGAAAAGTTTTTATTAGTATCAACATTCTTAACTTCAATATTAGATACATTTCTTAAAAATGCCAGCCATTCATCATCTGTCAGAGTTACCTTCGTTATTGTCTCTGATCTCTTTTCGTTGAGGGGGGCTGTGAATTTCTCTATTTCCATTATTTATAGTTACGCTTCTGCCATCTTTCCATGCACTAAAACACAATTTCTTTAGGGGCAGAAGAGGATCTTCCTCATTTTCTATCGACAAGTTAGTAGAAGACCACCATTCCTCAAATAGTTCTTCATCATCAAGCACGACGGACAGTTCTAGTTGATGGTTGCTCAACATCTGTAACCAGATTTTTAATTAATTCTGAAATATGTTTTTTAGCCCATTGATGACCACGCACTCTTTCGTATTCCTGATAAAGTCCTTCATATATTTCTTGCACTTTGTTTTTCTCCACCATTGCTTCTGCTCGTTCCGCCCTTAAGCGACAGATCAGCAATAGTAGAAACGCTAACAAAGTACTAGCAGTAACCACGAACAAGATAACCAGCATTGGTATTAGATTAATATTATTAAACATCGCTAGGACCTCCATCGTTACTTTGTAATGACAGGTGAATAGTTAGACAATCCTCTAATTGGTCTCTGACCTTATGTAGCCAATTATCAAGATCGCCTTGAAAATCTTCTCGAAAATCTTCTTCAGATTTTAAAATACTAACTTTATTTTCTTTTGAAGGAATGATCACAACATCGAAACGACTTCCGAACGGACGTTCATGTTCCAACCAATCAGACAGCTGCTTAATCTTGGCCGCAACCACCCAAGATTCTAGCTCACTAACATCGATATACCAAACAACATACTCACGTTTCTTCAACGTAATCCTCCGATACTGCACCATCGATGGTTAACCAATCCTTATTTTTCCGGTAATTAGCATTATCATTCCATGCTGCTGCCATAACTTTGGCACTAGATCCATTTCCTTTAGCTAAACTCATTAAAGCATTTAAGTCTTTGGGGAAACAATTAGCAGTCAACAGATTTCCAGAAGTAATGAAATTTTCATTGTCTTCTACTTGTGTAGAATACACTTCAGTAGGATCGTCTATCAACAATATCTCTATTACTCTAACTAGCGTATAATGATCAAGCTCAATATAGTGAGTATACCCGCTACCCCCATCTTGCATATTGTTTGACTTATCTCTTATAAAATAATTTCTCTCTTGTTCAATAAGATTAAGATAGTTAGAAACTGCGATAATATCATCCTTACAATTAATATTTAACTGATGAGATATCCCAGATGATTTTTTGCCTGTCTTCTGACAATAAGAAGCAAACACTTTTATGTTTCTTAAGATACTATTAATCTGTTCAATTAAAATCTTACTTTGGCTTGCAATATTTAATCCAATATGTTTCCCATAACCATTCTTGACCGTTCCATCACCTCTAAAATAAGACGACAAACAAACTCTTATTAAGTGACTATCGTTAAATATACAATCCGGTATTTTCTTATTTTTACTATTAATGCCACATCCCAACTTGCCCAATATATATCCTAAAACAGAATTTTTAACTACCACGACACTACTATCGTGATTGTAATACTTATCGATTTTGTGATAGTACTCATATCCTTTACAAGATAACGACTCACATAAGTCATTAATATAATAATCTTTATGAAATCCAAATGAAAAATAGGTTAATGGATTTCCTCTATCATCGATAGTAATATTTCCTCCAGCTAAATAATACCCAACAATTTTAGCATAGTCATCATCAATTGTTATTAATTCATCAAATTCAGATGAAGTATTGGTTTTAATTTTTACAACATCAGACTGATTAATCCTTAATGCAATGCACGCCTGCTTAGATATTAAAGATCTGTCACCGTTTAGCAATCTAGTTTTTTGATCTCTAGATATGATATCATTACCATACAAAAACTGTATTTCATCATCAGTAATATTTCTATTAATTTTAACCCATTTAACCTTTTCATATGGCAATAAATTAATAGTAGAAGTAATTTTATCCCTAGAAATTGGGACATTAACACTGGCTACGTAATCACCAATCTTCAAATCAGATACTTTAACTTTCTCAAAAGTTCTAGATTCTGGATTAAAAACTAAATGATTGTGATCAATAGATGAAGTAACTCTTGATCCCTTATCAGTTTTAATCATTAATAACTGATTAACCACCCTTTTCCTTACACCTTCTATGGGTTTAAACTCAACAGCAGCACTAAAACGATTATAGCTAGCAACACTAATCTTATGATCATCTTGTAGATCGAATAAATCTCTAAAATAATATAAATTTGGCATACAATTATCCAATTTGGCGTGAACTACTTCATCACCGACTAGGCACTTACCACCAAATCCAAAATCACCATCAGGGCCTGGAACCTGTAAATGGGTTGGGCCAACTCTACTATCTAAAGAGAAGGCACGCACTATATCATCCCAATCTCCTGAAACCATATCTTTATCAGTTAGGATATTCCACAACTGATGGTATTCGTTCATCAATGACACCTTAACTGAGAACCAAACATTAGTCATGTACTTAGCCATCATAGCTGATTCTGCCGTGACCTCAGCATACATAATATCTTGTGGGGCATTACGATAAACAAAAAGATACAATTCTTTTAATAGTGATATGTCATCCTTATCACCACCCAATAGTATCCATTCAGTATTAATAAAGTCTTCCCTAGCTCTTCGCTCCGTTAAGAATTCAGGATTAGTCACTATACGTAATGTTGGAAACCATTTTCTAAACTTACATACTGATGTTGGCAAAAGAGTCGATTTAATTACCGCAACGCCCGAATAATGCTCTGTCTCCAATTCACGCAAAACATTCTGTACAATAGAGTCATCAATAGCACCACCCTTACACATAGGTGTCGGCACGCATATAAATATTATATCTTTATCAATGACCCTGCTAATAGTAGATCCTAAAATTTTCGGGTCATGAACCGCAATATTTGTGACACCAAAATACTCAAATCCATTCTTGAGCGCATCACCAACGAACCCAAGACCAATAATACCAATTGATTTGTCCATATGTTATCTACTAATTAAATTTCTAATCTTAAGCTCATCTACTTTTTCAGACAGCTTCTTGAAATAATAGACATTCCAATCTTCGTCCCCATGCGTATAGTCAACATGAGACTTAATGTTTTGAAGAACTGTCCAGCCTTTTCTCTTTTCGCCAAGGCTAACATAATGTTCGACAATGGCCTTCTCTAAGCCATCAATCTTATCTTCAATAAGCATTTTCTTTTCCTATACTGCTACGGGAGCTTTAATAGCAGGATGTGGGTCGTAACCCTCTACCTTTATATCTTCATGTGTAAATGAAGTTAGGGTTTCTATACCTTTGCCCTTCAACCGATCATTAATAGTTAACGTGGGCAATTTCCTAGTTTCTCTGCTCAATTGTTCTTCAACTTGATCCATATGATTTTTATAGATATGAAGATCGCCAAAGCTGTGAATAAATTCACCTACCTCTAAGTCACACGCCCAAGCAATTAAATGCGTAATCAAGGCATAAGATGCTAGATTAAACGGCACACCCAAAAAGAAATCAGCGCTTCTTTGATGCAGTTTAATGCTTATCTTGCCATCACGCACATAAGCTTGCCATAAAGTATGGCAAGGTGGTAGACAGACCGTGTTTGCTTCTTTAGGATTCCAACCTGTTACGATCAACCTACGTGAATTTGGATTAGTCATAATCTCATTAATCAGCCAAGCTATTTGATTAAAAGTAGTTCCATACCTATAATTATTATCAATTTCTTTAAAGGTCCAGCCTTTATGACTCCCTCCTTCTCTTAAACATTTAGAAATTTTACTTCTATCAAGGTCATGAATATTGGCAAATTCATTCTGATTTATGTGAATATGGGTCTCGCCCTCTGGGGATATTGCCTCGAATGATTTATTTTTAGTGTACAGTGAATTTCTATCTTTCCTAAGCCAAATACAAGTATCAGGAGAATATACTTCAGATTTATAGTGATCTTTATCAATTTGATATAAGGATGGGTTACCTAATTTCATATTGAAATTAGGTAACAATTTAGAATCACTATAGAAATTAGCATAGTTTAGCCATCTCTTGCAAACAGTTATTCCTTTAGCACCATAGTATTCATACTCTTTGCAATTTTGATTATAACATCTTTCTAACATATGGACCCATGTCTTCTTCAAATTATCATTAAAATCATCATCATATTCAGTGCATTTTATACCAACATACCCAATGCCACACACAGACGGCTCAAATTCATCCTTTATTCTTCCATGCAAGGCCGCATCTTTTCTAACTTCCTTAATTCTACCAGACATAAATCTAACTAAAACTAGCGGTCTTCCTTGATCATCGTTGCCAATTGGACTGGTGGAATATGTAAAAGATTTTCCATTAGCTGACCATGGAGCATATGGTTTATCTAACTCATCAGTATTACAATATTTTTCTAATTGTGGGTCTACACTACACCACTCAGATGGCGCCCTGGGATCAACTTTAACTATTCCGTCATCACTCCCAAAATATGCCCATTGTTTGCCATAAATAGGACCCAAATCGCCTTCTTTACGATCAAATCGTGCGCATTGCTCTTCTGTTGCCCACTCGTCCCATATTGTGCAATTTAAATCCTGTAAAAATTGCACATCGGTTCGACCACGCATGAACCACATTAATTCGGATACAATCGACTTCAAATGGACTTTTTTAGTAGTCAATAACGGAAATCCTTCAGATAAATCAACACGATATTGATGACCAAAAAGAGAATAAGTACCAACCCCAGTGCGGTCACCACTATTAACACCGGTATCATAGATTTCTTTAAGAAGTTCGAGATATGCTTTCATTGTGATCTCCGCAGATTAAATACGCAAAGTTACTTTGTGAAGTTATCTGTTTTAAACGAGTTTTCTGCACTATATGGACGCAGCGCCCATCGAAGGCGTTACCTTGATCGGTTTCCATCTCAATACTTTCGTAACAAAAAGCCTAAGAAGAAGGACGCTCAAAAGAAGGCAAAGACTTAAATCGTTGCTTAAATTCAGCTTCAAACGCCAGATAAGCAATACGAGCAATCAAGCCGTCTTCCAAGCATTTTTTATTAGCTTCGTTTAGCTCACGATATACTTCATTTAAATCATCATTGACTTGATAGCCATAACTGGTTAGCATCGCTAGTATAATCCCACGTAAGTTGTTGTCCGTACCAGTTTTATATGAACGTATTTCTTCAATATGACTATAAAAACTGTTAGCCATATGATCTAAAGAAGCCGGATCTTTTATTAAATCAACCGAACTGTTTTTATCACCGTGGGCAATTCCAAATTCGTCAACTGCACCATAAAATTCAAGACTTCTGGTGCTACCCCTATGAATAGCAATAGAATCTTTGCCTTCCTCCATAAGATAGGCATAATTCATTCTTAATAAAAATATCTTTTTGATATATTCATCTTGATGCAAACAGCGTTCAAGCCTATTCTTGAATTTTTTAATATCACAAACTTGCATCCACTCCGTAATCTGGTTATCAACAAATGTTTCTGGATTTCCTAAACTAAAATCCCACCCAAATAGATCATTATAAACTACATGATAAGCACCCAAAACTTCCAAAGGATACAACTTATCTCCATGTTTTGGGTCGTATCTAAGAGCTATTTTTCGTAATCTATCAATAGTATCACCAGTTTTTTGAACTAGTTCGTGTATGATCTCTCCAGAAGGCAACACCCTGCGAACTATCTGGTTTTCATTTTTGTCATTCATTTTCAGCCTCCCAAAACATTCTTTACAGTCTAAAATACAAATATAAATAGACCATGGATTTCACTCAAAGACTAAATTCTATATTAGCAGAAGATGCCAACACATTCGCTGATTCATTCGGTCTTCCCAGGATATCTCCATGGATAGTTCAACAATACAATAAGGGCCATCAATCTTTCAAAGACTATGAAAATATCGTGCGCTGGGTCACCAACAGCAACCCTAATATCCAAGATTATGACTTTTATAGCGCATTAAAACAAGCACAAGAATACTGTAGCAGCATGCGCCAAGATGGTTTCGACCCTTATACAGAATTGCAATCAAAAAATGTGGTAATTGATTTTGATAGTGGCAAAAAATGGCTTGCCATCGGACCAGAGGACTGTAACACCATTTGTCATCGTCTACGATATGATTGTAGCGCAGAATTACAAGCTGTTGTAGACGGAGACTGTAACTGCTACGCCCTACAGGATCCTCAAGACAACACTATCTGCATATTTTTAGATTCTGAACCTTATCGACTAATCGGCCAATTCGGTAATCCTGTAACCAACTGTCATCAAGAAATAAAAGGACTTTGTGTCCGTAAGGGTATTGATATTGTTCCAGAAGCCTACAGCGATTTAGAGCTACCTAAAGCATTGGCTACAAAAGAATTAAATATTGATGATGTTCCAGATCTATCGACAGTTATGAAACGTCTATCTTCAATAGATATAATCAATTGTAACTTAATTAATTATGCTCACTATTCTACATTAAAATCGGTTTATGACTTATATAACAAAACAGGACACAATTGCTTACTAGTATATGCTATTTGTTACTTGGTAGCTAACGGGCACACTAAAACTCAGGCGTACAACACTGTCAAAGCAGCGGTGTCGCAAAATCCAGAAGTTGCTTCAACTATTGAAAACGATGGTTCAGACAATCGCTTCTATATCAAATTAATGGACGATGCTGCTGCCGAAATTAGCTCTCTTCAGAGACATTAAAACTAAAGATATTTCTTTTTAACCTTAGTATAACCTAGGTTGGTGTTATGATTTTGGCTACCAGCGTGCACTGCTAGTACGTTTTCACCATTCTCTACATCACTTATAGCTTTGGCGATAGCATCATTAGCTGTTCTATCTCTGTTACTATTTGCTATTTCAATAACGGTATGGGCCATTGGAATCTTACACTCTGGATATCCTATATCCTTGGCTGCAATATACGCATTATTAGCTATAATAGCCGCATTCGGATTGGAACAAGCATCCTCAGAACTGCTGATCAATATTCTCCGCGCAATATATACTGGATCCTCGCCACTTAATAACCATTTGGCTAACCAATAAATAGCGCTGTCGGCATCACTACATTGAATAGCGCATTGCATGTTCTGAGCACAATCGAAATGCTCATTGCCCGTCTTATCAAAGTAATAATATTTATCAGGCATGGCTGTATCGATATCATCAGATGTCACTTCACAGTTATCATCCATTAATACTTCAACAACTGTCTCCATAGTTGTCATCAGTTTACGGATATCTCCACTGCAACGCTTGATTAAGCGAATTGCAGCTTCTTTGCTGATCTTGATATCTCTATTTCGTTCCTTATAATAGTCGACTACTTTCTTAATAGCGAGTATCATATCTTTATGCGTCAATGGATATAATTCAAAACTCTGCAGGCGCGATAGGAGCGCACCATTAACAGCAAAAGCTGGCTTTTCAGTGGTGCTTCCCACCAAAACAATAGTGCCATCTTCCACAGTCGGCAAAAGCGTATCCTGTATGTTTTTGGCCCATCTATGAACTTCATCGACAAATGCTACAGTAATAGTGCCATTTTTCTTTCTCGCCTCTGCTTGCGAAACTGTTTTGCGAATGTCAGCAATCTTAGAATTAGTAGCATTAAGTTCTACAAATTCAGCGGCGGAATCATAAGCCAAACAACGCGCAATGGTCGTTTTACCAATGCCCGCTGGACCAGTTAATAGCATAGATTTAATAGAGTCTTTATCAGCCATCTTTCGAATAGGCTTACCTGGACCAATTAAATGCTCTTGACCAATAACATCATTTAGAGTTTTAGGACGAAGGACATCTGCAAGTGGCATTATCTGCTCTCCTATACTTTTTCAGATACCATAGACACCAGAAAATCACCTTTATTTTCTTCTATCTTAAGCATATCCAAATCTACGAATAATTCTAAAACCAACTGTGCCTGATTTTTATCATGAATGGATCTGGGTAATTCTAAAAGCCCTTTGCTATCTAAAAATTGATAGATTACTGTTTTAAATATAGCCGGATCATAATAGCATACGCCATTAACTTCAACACACAGATTAATATGTTGATCATCATCGATGTCAGGAAAGCCATCATTATAATTTTCTACAATAAGAGCATATAATTCTTCTAAATCAACATTATTCAGAAAGACCACCGATTGTTCGTCGTTCGATGTCATCTGGACTCAACTCTGTCCAGTATATCTCTAATGCTTCGCACGGTTCATCCGACACGTTGTGAAACTTATGGTATATATTAGGCTTAATAGTATATTCATCAAATGGCACGAGGTCAACTACATCTGGGTCCTTGTCGGCTCCAGACTTCCAAGTTTCGACTCTCAATGCGCCCTTGAGAATTAAAAATCTATTATACTTCATCTTATGGTAGTGCTCAGAACAAAAGCCATTTGGATTAATTTCCATATGGTGGATCTCAACATTGTTTTGGAAGAATACTCTTCTAGTACACCCCCAATATTTTCCGGCCTTATCCATTACTTCTTTTTCTTCCTTGTGCGGCTACAGATGGTAAAGTTTTCGAGCATTTGATCATATCGTTTTTCGAAATAATCTTGTGCTGCCATCATCCCCAGTTTTCTAGATTTAAAATTTAATTCCTCATGATTATTTATCTTATTAATATTGCCACAACTTGGGCAGTACCATTCTTGCTTATAATAACCATCTGGAAGCGGCGTTTTATAACCACATTCACACGTTAAATTTACCTGCGACACACTACTTACAGGGACCATATAAAAAATCGATAACTTATCAGGACTTCTCTCCCTCAGATACTTAGAAAGAAACTTTCTCTCTTCTGCAAACTGTTCCTTATTAAAGACATACAACTCCTCTTCACTCTCATTAGACTGATCAAAACCATCAGGTTTTGAATGAATATAAGGGCCTTTCATCTTAAGTCCCTCAGTCTTATCTTCGGAAACTAATGAATAAAATATGTATATTGGCGTAGTCATATATCTTTATATTAAAGAGACTTTAGTGGTAAACTTTACTTACCTGATGACCCAAAACCATTAGATCCACGAGCACTTGGTCTAAGTTCTTGCGCTTCTTCAATCGGAAACGGATAGGTCCTGGCTAAAATTATTTGGGCTAAACGATCTCCATGATAAACTTTAACTTTACAAGTATTAGTGTTATGAACTTGAACTAATATCTCTCCACGATAATCATCAATTATTCCTTCAATAACACGCAATCGATGATTTTTCTCAGTACTGGAACGATGGATTATGCGACCGTAATAGCCTACTGGAAATTCCATATAAATACCTGTATGGAGGATTTCGCGCTCATTTGGCCAAACTTCAATCCCACCATGTTTACGATGTGCCTCACTTAAAATAACTGGCAAATCGATCCCAGCATCACCAGGATAAGCACGCTTTAGGGGCGATTTTTTATGAATTTCTCTAGCTTCTTTACCAAATTCGTTGTCCAGATACTTATACTTTATCTTACTATTCATTATTCCTTTAAGATAAGACAAGTGATTGATCTTTAAAAAATCTTCAACAACTTCTGGATCTAAACCATATGTATTTTGGAATTTTAACTTTAGTCTGTTGATCTCAGAACTTAATTCATTGTTGTCAAACATGGTCCTCTCCTAGATAAAAATAAAATACGTATTTGAGGTATAGATGACAATCTGGCGCTATATTGGATGTGAGATTGATAAAGTCCCCAAGGAAATCTTATCAGAAGATTGCCTTTCTCCTCAACAAATCCGTGAACTTTTAGATACGATGCCACTTGTTGAGGGGCATATCGAAGCTGTAACGGTAGATTCTCTGACCGCTCTTCTTCTAAATGATAACATTTTCCCTATTAAAATCCACCCGCAAGATGGCGATGAATCTCAAATGGACCGCCTAAAACGTCTTCAGAGCCTAGCAAGACAACAAATTAAGCGCGACAAGAAAAACCGTTAGTTAAAGACAACCGTCCAACGGGTAGTAATCTCAAAGGACGATGACTTCTGTACAGGCGTGCTTAAGATACGATGGCTAAATAGTTTTAAAGTATCTCTAAATACACCAATATCGCCAACCAGTGCAGCACCATCGCTATCCACTGGCACCCTATCTAATTCCAAGTCTCTGCCGCCGCTTGTTCCTACTACCAAATAATGAGGATTGATTTGATCTAATGTGGTGTGATCGTCTTGTGTCCCACCCCTATTAACAATTTTAATCTGGTCGCCCTGCTTAAACAAAGCCACCGAAGAAGCAGGCTCTCCAGAGTCAATGCTGATAATGTTAGTGCCATTGGCAATAGCACTAACAGAAATCTCATATTCTGCCGGGCTGGTGCCACCAGTTGTGTTATCGACACCTTGCAAAAATAAATCTCTTGGCACTAAGCCACAAGACCCAACACAACTATCAAATTTACGGCCACCTGCCAAAGCAACTTCTGTTATCGTAAAGAAATCGCTAGCGGTATTACTAAAACCATTATACTCGTCAGTGTTAACAACTGTCTCGAATATCACAATATTATTTATAGCCCGTACATCACCATCAACTAATGGGCTTCCTGTTGGCTGATAGGTATTATTAAAAGATATACTCTCTATGCGCTTTAATGGGCTATCTGGTTCTGCAATTGGTATTGCATTAATCAAACCGCCGTCGTTAGTGGCCGCAGGAGTTAAGCGAACAGGGACAAACTGACCAGTAACAGCATCTTGCTGATAAAAACGCGTGTCATCAGTCCCTAAAGCAGTGCCGTTATCGTCAAATGACGCACCAAACAAAATGTATCTCGCAGCGTACTCTTCATCAGGGTCAATATTAGTGTCAACCCACCCACCAGATCCACCATTGGCTTCTGGATCCCAAACTTCAGAGCTTGGCAAACGATGAGATAACATTTCTTTGGCGAATACTTTGATGACATTCTTTTCAACGATATGATCTACAACCCTACCATTTCTATCTTTAATGATAAATTCAATTATACCGACAGTTCCATGCTTGTCGTCCGGTCCAATCATATTGTAAATCTCTGGTAATGACAGCATTATTATCCCTCAGCCGGTACTGTTTCTGATTTGATTGCCGTGATCTTTTCTAACTTTACCGTAAAGGTCTGGTTAGGTTCCGAATTTACGCCAACCAAGTTGATTTGGTTTGGCGTTTGAGAATCAATAATTGTCTTTCTGGGATCAACCAATAAACCTTCAATATAAACAAAAGCTTGCATTCCATTAGTTGCAGAGTATTCTTGAAATTCAATGGGAATCGGAATTGAATCTACTTCATCAGCAGTAAACACCCCAGACCAAACCACTTTAGGCCCTGTAAACGCCAACGAACTCATTATATCATCAATAATAGACTGAAGAGATGACATCCCGACAGTTCCTTCATCATCCGCACTTTCAACACTTAAGTATTTGGATATAGAATCGAATTCTTCACCATCATATAGCAACATTAATCCCAACGTCTTATTAAACCATGTAGTTCCAATGCGCTTCTCAAACGGTTCATCTTCTCCAGAGGAGGACTGATGAGACAACAGCCCGATCAGAAAACTACGCATAAAATCAAAACGCGCTTGAGTATTGGGATTTGGATAGTCACTATGTAGCTGATCAACATCATCAGCAGCGGTGAAATCTACTGGAGTCTGATCTAGCCTGATCCTGTTATCATCGCCCATCTAATGACTCCAAGCGGCGAGATATACGCTCACCAATCTTACTTTTCTTACTCTTCTTGGCTCTTCCACTAGCATCCATTGTGCCTGTTATATACTGCTTGCTGGCATCCTCATCATTAGCAAAGAATGACCTATCAGCTTTTGTAGTCTTTTTCTTCTTAAGACTTTTCATCAACCCAGGATGATCCATCTGAACAGCAAAGCTGCCCATCCTCTGCGGCTTTTCTAATAAAATGTCGTCTAATTGCTCTTGGAAATTCATGCTAGAGACCTAAAGTGTTGGCGGTAAAACTCATCAAGACAACAAGCTAAATCACTAATAGGGCAGTTTAACTTGCAGCATTGAGGGTAACGCTTGGAGAAACGCCTCCCGAAGTCTGTCGAGTCGAAATACCAGCATTTCTCAAACGGCTTAGCTTGGCAAGATAACAGCTTACTACGATAAACAATATCACAGCAGTTGGTCTTAATCATAACCTTAAGATGAGGATTTAGCTGCCGGATTTCTACAGCAATATCTGCACACATCTTATCAATCGCTTCTCTTAACTCTTCTTCGGCGTCTTTAATCTGTCTCTTTAGGTCACTAATTTTAGAAACATGCTGTTCAACATTATCATAATGGACATGCGCCATCTGGACGTTATCCAAAGCATTATCTAAAGATTCTAAAAATATGCTACTCATACTTAATCCTCAATGATATCTTTGATCTATTTACAGACTATGATGAACTACTGGATTCATTAGTCGAATCAGAACTTGGACTTTGAACATCTTCGGGAATAAATGCTTCTAAAGGGTCAGTCCAAAACAAATCATCATCCTGCGGGTTTTCAGGATCACCCCATTTATAAATAGTCTTACTGGATGCTTCATCTTCTGCTAAAATTGAAAAGCCAAAAGTTGGAGAAGTTGGCTCATCAGTGGAGCTAACCCAGTGGGGGCCATCAGTAGTCAAAGCAGCAACATTGGCTTGAAGAGCACAATCTACACCATAAGAGAACGGTGCATCAAACTGCTGATCACCACAAGTCACATTGGTTTGGAAAAACCCAACAACTACTTCAGATCCTTCAGCGTCTATAATGACATCGCCTAGCGAGTCAATCTTAATAATTTTTCTAACTGTCGAAATAACACCCTTACGAAATATTTTAAAAGATCCCTTGCTGGATTCTACATAACCATCTGATTCTTCACCTGGAACACGTGGATCTTTAGTAACTACAGTGATATCCATGGTATCTTCCATGAATATCCAATCTACTTCATAAATAATGCCATAGTCATCCTGGAATCTAAATTCGCCAGATTCCGGCGTAGCGCAAGAATCATTAAGACAAAACAGGTTAGCCAGATCATTATTTGTAAGACGATCACATAACGTCATCGTCTCTCTTAGAGCGATTGCAAGATCTACTTCTAATTTATCACAATCAGGATCAAAATTGCCATCTTTATCATATAAGACACTCTGATTACAGGATACACCATCTACGCCAGTCGGATCATTAGTTCCGCATGAGCTATTAAGACAAGCGCAATCTAAACGATAGGGAACAAAAAAACGATATAACACATCAGAAGACTGAATATGCTCCATTGAATTGCCGAAAAAACGCGCTTCAGTACTGGTAGACTCACTAAAATCAATACATAGAGCTTTGGCAATGGCCTCACGGTCTAGAATTCCTATTGAAGTTCCAACTGTGCCTTCATCACAAAAAGTGAATTCATCACTTGAACCACCATTAACAAAAGTCTCTTTATCAGTAGTGGTTAAACCAACTACCGCTGGGTAACCACCTATAAAATCTTCATTAGCCGTATCACAATTACTATCAAATATTGGTCCTGTCACAACAGACTCAGTATCAATGGAGTCAGAATCAGTAAAGACAGTGCTTTCGAAAGTTAAGGAGGGATGGCCAGGCCCTGACGATTGATAAATCTTATGCGTAATGATCCGGCCATCACTAACATCACCATGATCAGAAAGAGAAGGAATATCTGGAATTAAACCATTCCCAGAATACACTAGATCCTGACTATCCCAAGTAAGTTCCTGATCACCATCTGTCTTTGTTATTAGCTGCGCATTTAGTAAATCAGGGAAACCACACTGGCTCAATTCATCCCAAGGGCGCTGCCGGGCTTCATCAAATTCTAAGCACCCATCAGCGACAGCAGTATCCGTGTAATTATAATCCGACTCTAGAGCGTTCATGCTCAAGAACTTATGGGAGGGGAACCCAAGATTGTCCTTCTCAATATTGATATTAATTGGCGCGATAGCTAAGGTATTATTAGCTAACTGATCAAAGAAAGGCTGATCTGTATAATGCAGTGACACTCGGCCAGCGCGACGAACAATACGCTGACGCAAAAGACCTCTATTTTGGCCGTCCAAATCAGACTTATTGGGGTGTTCTTCCCAATAAACAACATTACCCATTCCGGGTCCACAAGGGTTGCATCTATATCGATCAACAACAGGAATAGTAAGGATCTGACTTAGATTATCCTGTACACGACCCTTATAACAGTAGTCAAGCTTTTGTGGATTTGTTCCACAGAGTGTCTCGCGATCATCCAGTTCATGATCATAATCAGGAAGATCAACATCAGTTACTGATTCAACAACACCATCATCAACAACCTTGTCTTGCCCTTCTGGAGTTAACGCACAATCGTCAGGTGATAGTGCTTTCCAAGCTTGAAATTCATGCTCTAAACCTTCTAATATCAAATTACGTAATATTAAATCAGAATTATTGAATCCTCGCTCACCGTCTTCTTGACAACTAGGATCAATGGGAATGATTGCTGGCGGCGATTGAAGATCACCTAAGTCAGTTCCAGGCTCGAATGGATCTTTACCATCTACACAAGTGTCAATGACATTATAAACATCGAAACATTCAATGGGCACCTTAATCTTACGAAGAAGAGAATGAAAGCCTTTTAAATTAAACACAAAATCAAGTAAGAACTGTAACAAATTAAAATCAATTGTGATATCTTGACGACTAATAAATTCAACGTCGAATTTATTAGTCCTAGTATTCGATAATTGTGAAGGAATATTAATTTTCAAACGTTCGTAAGAAGCGAACACGAAGACCTTGGCATTTCGATCGACACTTAACTCATGATCAAAAAACAAATTAAGCGTGTTCGTAGTTCTATTATATATGATATTATTACTGTTTAAAACCGGCCTTCCCATAGATCCATCAGTATCACCTACAACAACTGTACTATACCCAATAATCCCATTTTGCGGGGCAATTCCAATATCACTAACAAATGATGGTTCTAAGATTCCATTGACATTAACTGAAGTACCATCAATATTCTCAGATTCCAGATCTGAAGATAAGCCATCAGATATCGCCAACAGTTCTTGATATTTAACACTTCCGTCTTCAACTATCCAAGCATGCAAAGCAACCTGCGAATCACGTCTTGGGCGATAAACAAAGGGCACTTCGCCAACACCAAAACCAGCAGCTGCGAAGTCAGATAAAACGATATCTGTTTGAGTTACTAATTGAGTATCCAAACCATCATTAGGAGCTAAATAGCAATTACCATCAACACTGGCATGCAGATTTATAATATCAACAACAAATCCGAACATGTCAAATAATTCGACCAATACTCTTCTCGAACTTTTTAGCTTTTGTAACCCAGCCCCTCTACGTAATATGCTTCTACGTAAATTATCAGTAGTACCAGGGAAATTAGGTAAATCAACACCTATTAAAAAAGCAAGGTATGGAATATATTCTGCCGGAATGGTGTCAATTTGGTTAACACCATCCAAGAAGTTCTGTTCATCAAATAAATCCTGTAAAATGTCTGCGAACGGCCTGTAGAATTTTAAGGTGGGGTCATCTTGAATATTATTGTTTTCGAAATCGAAATACAACATTGGGGTGAGCCTAAACATGTGCTCATGAACATCACCAGGATGATTGACATCAAAAATTAACTGAGCCAGTCCTTGATCGCTAGCCAAGCACTTGAAGTCACCAGTAGCTGTGGGCAGTCTTCTAAAAAAGATGGACTCCCATACAAAGAAATATCTCTTAGGTCTTGGTAACTGGTCAGGGTTAATAGCAATATCTGAAACATCATAGTAATAAGCGTCAGGATAGTAGACAGTTGTACTAGTTGGAGTGCTGCCTGCTATCGGCCCCCGCATCGTATACTCAAAGGTGTCACCTTCTTCAGCATCAACAAACGACTTTTCAATACCATCTTGCCCAAAAAACCGTAAGCCCCTAAGATCTAGTTGTCTTGTAGTTAAATCAACTGCAGACAACTGAATTTCAAATAAAGATTCATCTGGGATTCTAAGGTTCTGGTTAAATGGGCCGTTAACCCTAGCTGGGTCTGGGGCATCCACCACATAATAACGAACAGCTAATGCTTCAGTATCCGCAATACCATTCCCATTTTCATCAATTCGTCTTGGCTCAACATATAATACCGGCAACGCAAATGGTTGATAACCAGTGCGATTATTATTAATCGGAAATAATACAAAATGGGGATTATTGCGAATGTCTGCCAATTTTGCCTCTGCTTAGGTATATTTTCATCCTAATTGGTGGTAATACGAACACGTCTTAAGGTTGAAAGTACCCTGCAAAACAAATCCAGATAAGTTAGCATTTAATTGCTTTACATATACTTGATCATCAGTGTTCAACGACGGATGATGCCCTTCCCCCTGTTTGTATTTATCTTTCAAAAACAATACTGATTGAACAAGAACACCATTAATAGAGACCTTTAATATAGGCCTCTTCACCGATTGGGATGCATTCTTGATTAGTTGAATTAAGTTAATATTAAAAATAGAAGATTTGGAACTATTAATATGAATATATTTCACATACATTAATACCGCAATCTTTACCGATTCAGCCTCATCCACCGAAATAGATTCCCAACGATAGTCATCAGTTTCTCCGCGCAAGGCCTGCAATAAACTTGCTTTACCAGCATAACGACATAAGAATGGCAGACATTCATCGATCGCGCCAGTATGCTCCTCTTCTATCTTAATTAAACTGCTTAAGAACATACCTCTTCAAGGACAGCACATATCTTCGGAACTTCTTCTAAATCCATCCCAGGGCCACTAGGCAGCGTAATTCCTCGATCGGCCAGAAATTCTGCTACAGGATAACTATTATCTTTCTCTTGGCTTTGCCACGGCGGCATCTTGGGCATAGTCTGGAAGATTGGCCTAGTATCATACCCGGCAGTCTTCAAAGCTTCTGAAGCCAATTCATAAAAATGCGGCTTTTGCGGATGCATAACTGAAAACATCCACCAACAATGTTGCCCATTATCACTTTCTTCCTGAGTCCTCAACACTTTAGGCATACATTCAATATAGATATCTGCCAATTTCTTGGCCCTATTGACAAGATTCCATTTCCTTTTATACTGCGAAATTACCAGAGCGGATTGCATGTTAGTTATCCTAAAATTATGACCGATAGCTTCATGCCAAAACCTTCTCTTTTTAGACAGAGCTTGACTCCTAAATAAGCTAGCCCTTTCATTGACAAATTCCAAGTCCGTTAGAAGCATGCCTCCTTCACCACCTGTAATCATCTTATTACCATAAAAACTAAACACTGACACATCACCTAATTTTCCCGCCTCACAATCCGCATACCAAGATCCCATTGCCTCACAAGCATCTTCAATGATATAGAACTTATATTTTTGGGATAGTTCCTTTAGTTTAATATAATCATAAGCATTGCCATAATTGTGAACTGCAATAACTGCATCAATACGTTGTTTTTTGCAAGCTTCTTCTAACAACCCAAGATCCATATTCCAAGTGCGCTGGTCCGCATCTATAAAAATTGTTTCACAATTAACGTAAGCCGGTGCAAATCCAACAGCAGCAAATGAGCAAGCCGGTACCGCTATTGTCTTTCTTTCTAAATTGAGCCCAACCAAAGCAAGGTGCAAAGCGGCAGTGCCGTTTGAACATGCTAATGCGTACTTCCTACGATATTCATCTCTAAAAGTCGATTCTAGTTGATTTGTCTCTGGTCCAATATGCGTTACAAATTGAGACATGACTACATCATATACCGATCTAGCATCATCTTCTGTAAATATCGGGTTATAAACAGGAATCATTTTCAGTACCTAAAATGTGGTTTATAACCTTACTCATAAAATTATTTATCAACCTAGCCAGTTTGGAATTTACGGTATTGAATCATTAAGAGTAGTCGAATGCATGTACGCCATTCAATACTCCAAAATAACTGGTGCTGATGTTGTTAAGTCTTTCCTAATTAAAACAGGCCGTAGACCTAACCAATCAGAGTTAGATTATATCAACAGAGTATTCGAAGGTGAGAAAGCGCCTACCGGTGTTTATCAACACAACTGGATTGTCTATAGCTCGCAGAACTTATCACTAAAACACCCTTACCTCTTACCTAGTACTAGAGAAGTTAGAGAAATAACCGAAAACACATTTGGCCACAGAGTAAACAATGACATCGTCAATCTTGTAGCCGCCCTATCTAGCAACAAAGTATATTCCTTGCAAGGGGGGTATTATGGCGTAAACATCTGGCAACCAATTGAAATATGCTGTGCGCTCGATAGTGCAGAAGTAGAACGAAATGATACTGCTATACGCCTCTTGTTCAATAAAATATATAAAAGAGATCCGATACCCGAAGAGATACTTATCTGTAAATCTTTACAGCTGACCACACCCCAGGAAATCCAAAATGAAATTGAACAAATTGTCAAGGTACGAAACAAAGGACCTGTTAGTTCAAGAAGCCCTAGATGAATTAGATATCAGCGCTAAAAGCGAATTAGATGGCATTGAAGAAGACGACGAACTTGAGGATGACCTTGATGGAGTGGAAACTGACATTGACGTAGGAATAGAAGACGCCCCCAAGATTGAAACCCAAGAAAACGACTACGGAATTAAAAATATTTCCGATCAACTTGACGGCATGATCGAGCATTGGTTTGAGATAGCACAATCGGTCCCAGCAAAAAAGAAGGAAGCATTCTTAAAGCTCGGTGACAGATTATCAGAATTATCTGATGTCCTCCAATCGGAGTTTTTAGATGCCTAGAGACGCTGAAGAGATATTAAACGATCCAATTAGTGCAGACGATTTTCAGTCAGAAGATTTTCCTGAAGCTGAAGAACAGGAAGATATGGACCCTGATGAACTAATGGGGGATGACGATCTAGACATAGAAGATGATGAGATTGACCCAGTAGGTGACATTGGGCTCGGCGGAACCGATTTTAATACAGAATTAGAAGATGATTCTTTAGATTTACCAGACAACGAGCCTGAACAACCTAAAATTGTTGCCCCAGAAGAACAAGTGCGTTGGACCGTCGTACCTCAAGAAAACGGAGATATTTGGTCCGAACACGTCAACGGTTTTGTATTGAGGGCTAGGCCACTAAGTGCCCAAAAAGGCCCCCAGATCAAATATGCGGCACAGTTATTTAAAGATCAAAAGATGATCGAAAATGGCACTATTTGGATCGATAAAGATACTGATGCAACTGAATATCTGCAAAATGTTGCTGATAGGATCCTAGATCGAATGGGGCTCACCAATCTAAGTAAAATGCAAGCAGAGCCAGAAGAAATAAGCAATATCGCTAATGACTTGGGTCTTGAAGAACCTAAGCCCGAAGAAGAATTAGACCTCGATCTTGGAGAAGATGAGGTAGATCTTGATATTGATGTTGATGAAGATCAATAGTCATCATCAACATAATCTTTACCAATAAATATAACCTCGCCCCAAAATCTAGAAGTTTGTCCTTTCCATATTGAATCAATCAAAACCCACAAAAATGGATAGGGGCGTGGTTCTGGTATCGGAGCGTGGCCATCTGTAAGCATGATGTTCATCTTACCAATTAGCCCATTTTCTTCAGCAAATTCTAAGCAATTTGTAAAAGAAGTGCCGCCACGACCTTTAACTTCAATAGACTTCCAATCGCCTTTATGATAGTCTTTTGCTTGCTGCACTTGATGGTCAAATTCTACAAGCCTGATTTTAAAATATTGAGAAGCACTTTCAATTTCCCCGAAGAACTTTTGTAGCATCTTGTCTGATACTGAGCCACTAGTGTCCACATAAATGGTCAACGGAACCCTGTTTCTTTTGGAATAGCCTTTAATTCCAAATTGATCGCGCTTACGATGGCGCTTTGCAAAAGTCCAGCGCTTCCCACCTGCCGCTCTACCAACTGCACTACGAAGCAAATAAGTCCAATTGATCTCTGCTTTCTCAAGTTGCTTAATAGCTTCCGTTAAATGGCCAGGTGCATTACCACAAGCACGAGTAGCAGCCCTAGCCAAACTTTTAGCAGTATTGCGCATTTCCTCTGGGCTTGCTTCACTATCTGCCCAAGTGTCATGATTATCAAAGGCATCTACAGATAAGGGATAGTCAGACCCTTTTGGTGTTAAAACAGATCCAACGCCACTACAATTGCCGCCACCAACGCCACTACAATTGCCGCTACTATCGCCATCGAAGGAAAAATTCTTTCGTTCGGTGTTATCATGCAACCACTTAAAGAATTCCTCTGTGGTCATACTAACTCTTAAGTCTTTTATCTTAGTCTTGGACCATATCCCAGGATTTTGTTTACTAGGAATATAACAGCCATTGGGTGGCAAATCCGCAATACGAGGATCATCTGATTCACCATTAATAACCCAATCAGCCGCAATATTCCAAGACTCATGAGCATGGCGATTGTTTTTTAATTGTTTGCTACGTGGAATATGCATACGAATTATATGTTCAATTTCATGCTTAATAACTGCAATTAATTGCTCTGTTTCCATCTCTTCCACAAAAGATGGAGAATACACACATTCTACTTTACCCAAGCGTAGAATCCGAACACCCATAGTTCCAACGTTCTCTTGGGGCACCCAAATCATTCTAGTTGCAATTACCCCATACCAAGGGTCCGTCATCATAGCACGACAACGAGCATTAGTAAGCTTAGTCTTAGGACTTACAACGTTCATCAATCAGCCAATTCACCCAAATGACTACTCTGCATAAGCTTATTTAGTTCTTTATCTTCATGCATCCTAGACCAAAGTGGTGTGCGCAACTTTTTACTCTTCTGCATAATTCTCTGAATACTCTCATTAGCAAAAGCCAATCTTCGAACATTATCAGATTCCTGCTCGCGCTTAAGCAAGCTATCAAAATAACCAACAGCCAAATCACGATTATCAGCGTGTTTGCGTGATGCTTCTACCAAAATCCATCGCCCAAAAGCAACCAGATTGTCCATCTGGCTATCTGACCATTTCTTAATTCGATTAGCATACGCAGTAACACCCCAAGACAAAGCTTGAATCTGATTGCGCTCTAAATCCTTAACTTTGGATTTAACCGAAGAGAATCCAGCAATCACTTCTTGTGGAGTTACTTCTACAATATCCTCAAGATACTGATTGGCTGTCTCTTGACCAACAATGCCTCGCAATAATTCAAAACGAATACGCTGCAAGTCATCATTGCTTACACCAGTGCCACGAAGCTTCAAGATGGTGTGCTCAATTTTAGAAAGCAAAGTCCAACTACGTGGGCTAGGGGTTACAACAATATCTTCGTGTTCCGTGTCATGACTTAAGTGATCTGGATGAGCAGAACAGAAATGCGTAATATGGTTAATAATAGAGGGATCGACATCCAGACCAGCCATAAAATTGATCCAGCTTTTCATGTATTCTTCGTCAATGTTAACAAATACATGTGCAAATCGGTCTTTAAAGGCATCTTCATGCATGAACTGATTCACAATGAAATTACCACCAGAAGGATTGCCGGTGGCAACGATTGACCAGCCAGTCGGAACATGCCAATCACCAATTCGGTAGTCATAGACTAACTGAAATAGAGCCTGATGGATATCGTCTTCGGCACGATTGACCTCTTCCAACACCAAAATACCGCGATGAAGAGTCCATTGAATATCATCAGTGTCTTCAGGCTTCTCTGAGCCCGGCTCTCCGAATACCTCACCTTTATTATTGATCCACTCTCCACGTGGCAGTTCATCAGGTGGAAAATAGACCATTCTTTGGGTCGCTAAATCTTTATCAGGTAAACCACGAAGCTCCGAAGATTCCATGCTTGCACAACGAAGATCAACATATCCATAAGGAATGCTGCCATCGCCGTCATCAGAGTAGAAATGAAAATTGCTACTCGTGTAGAGCATGGTAGAAATGCTCTTGCCTAAACCCTGAATTCCATGGATAAAGAGAGACACCCTGGCTCGGTGGGTGATGCCAATTGCGATCACCAGGTCATCAATATTCATTTATGCTCCGTTAGTACTTGTTCTGCTTTTTGTAACCGCGCTTTTGCAACCGATTAATAAGAGCGGCGTAATCTTTCATAACATAAGACATCACTTTATGAGCCTTACCATTATATGTATTAATAGATCTATATTCGGCACCATTAGGATCAATGATCGCATAAGTCCTGCAAATCACAGAATCATTAAAATCATTGGACTTAACCCATACCTCATAACCATTTGGCAAATCAGCAAAAGGATCAAATTCATTTGTTTCCATCGTGCAGCTTTCTTCTTTTGGCATCACTCTATCAGGGAAGATCCGAATCATTTCACCGTTAGGTCTCTTGATTCGATAGCAGTCTTTCTTGATTTCAATTAAAATGCACACCTCATCAGAAACTGTGCCTTCATTGTTAATATAAAACACTTCATCATCGACTTTCATGGCGGTTTTTATCAGGTCAAGAAATCCCGTAAACATTATTGTTAATGGCGCAATTGTCACAAAAAGGCATGGGTTGGAGATCCATAGAACCAAATAAGCCGATTAGAGCTGGCGACGACTTTCTAGAAGACATTAACGATAAGTACATCGTGGACGCCAAACTAGACGGTTGGAGGCTTGAAATCTGCAAATTCGATGGAGAGATAAAGATACACAGCAGGACCAATAAACCCAGAGAACTTCCACTGGAATTGATAAATCAGCTTAAGAAAATGCCAGAAGGCATGTCTCTCGATTGTGAGTGGATCAATCAATCACGAATCAAGGCAATCAACACGAGCTTGAACGTAGACCTACCACTTGTTGACAATTTGATAGTTTTTGATATCCGCTGGCTAAATGGTCGATACATCGCCAAAATGCCTCTAGCAGAAAGACGTCAAATTAAGTTCTACGCAAAGCTTCTCAAAACTGATCTAAATGGTCTATTCTCCGCAAACCATCGTATTTTTCAAGCCATACACACAAAAGGAGGGAAAGCAAAAAGCTTCTATAAAAAACAAAAAGACTTTGCAATTAGTGAAGGTATTGTCGTAAAACGTTTAGACGGGGGTTTAAGCGCTAACTGGTATAAGGTCAAATACCGAGAATAATATATCAGGATGAACGATACTACGTGTCTAGCTCTTGACAACGCCTTCCGAACTGTTATAGTCCACAGACGGTCCCAACAGGGGGCCAATTAAATCCGCTATAACACATTATCACAGGAGAAATGATGGACGATGAGTTCCAGGGCGACTTTGTCGCCACCGGACATAGCAGTCCTGTGCTTTGCAAGACAATCCAGCCTTGGAAAGTACATTCCCATGAGGATATAATCAGGGATCTCATGGGGTGCATTCTTGGATGGTGGAGCCACTATCGGGAGAAATTCAATGCTCCCTATAGCCAAGCTGACGCCATCAGCGATGCTTATACTCTTGGCATTCTCAAAGCCATAGACAAGGATCGCGGTGCACCGACTTGCGCCGGTAAACAGATCAAGTGCGAGCACTGCCGCTCAATGTTTCAGGCACCAAACGAGATGCCAGGAGACGAGCGGGCCAATAAGATTTACGCTGAGGCACCAGCTAATCGGGTTCCCACCAAGCGTCAAATAAGAGTGACTTGTACTAAATGCGATCACGATAACATAGTGGTAATCGAAAAAGTGATCTTCTCTACCTTGGTCTTCCCCAATATTCGTGCTGCTATCCAGCGCGGTGTAATGAGGGTCTGTAGCAAGAAAGGCATCGTTAGCATCGAAGGCGATGAAGAGCATAATCTCAACAACGTCTTAGAAGCCAACCAAGAAGAACACAAGTCTGAAGTCCCAGAAGACATCAAAGTAGCACTTGAAGAAGCTATTGGCTCCTTATCTGAGCGCCAACGTTTTGTACTGGCTATGTTCCACGGTATCGGCGGAATCTACCACGAGACTATCGAGCGGGAAGTTACTTGCCCGCATTGCGTGCGCCAGTATGAATATCTTGAAAAGAAAGACCAAAATAAACTCAAGGAGTCAGGCGATACTCCTACACCATTTACTGTGGCTGTAGATTATAGCGTCGCCAACAACTTCATTGAGTGTCCGTCTTGTGGTCTTGAAGTGAAGATCGACATGGCAATGAGTCAAACCGACATCGCTAAGCATCTGTCAGTTTCAAAACAGCGCATATGCAGCACTATTAAGGGCATTATGTCCAAGCTGCGTGGCGATGTAAAAGAAATGGATAAGGACTACTGCTTATGGAAGGAATTTTCGAGCAATCTCACTAGACTAATGTACAACTATGGTATCGGTGAAACTGCTCCTAGCCCTATCATTAGTAGAATGCCCGACAGCTTTGTGTTGCATCCGCGTTATCGCCTAGTCGAAAACAACGAAGATTAAGGCTTATTCAGTCTTCTATATTTTGCTATTGGCCTCTGGCTATGATCGACTTTCGAAATTTGGTCTTTAAACCTTGGTTCGAAATACTCGACATAGCCATGCCATAGCTCTGGGCCTTGTAACACAAGATAGTCAACGTCTAGTTTACCTGCTGAAAACCTAGTAATACTATTGGTAACGTGCTTACGAGTCGGACCAACTATTATTTTTCTTTGTGGTACAAAAAACACTTTAGGACGATAAATGTCAAAAACCCCATGGTAATTCATTTTCTCATACAATTGATTTGGCGTAGCCGCAGTCAGTTTTTTAACTTTCGTATTTTTCTCTGATCTATTTGGCTTGACTTCTGTATGTTGTGACTTGCCCCTGATTACCATATGGGGATACCGATCCATCATAAAATCAATTAATTGCTGTTCTTTACCGCGAGACTTTATCTCAGCGTAAATGTTCTTCATCTTTTTACTGTTAGATTTACAACCTTCATTCAACTGCAGATGATTAAGCAATTTTTGATGTAATTCCGCATCAACATTCTTTAGGAATGCTTGAAAATCTTTAGCTCTTGATAGACCGCAAAATCGGCTTTCGTGAATTTTCATATCACCGGGAACGCAATTGAAGTTATAACTGAGGTGTCACCTAATGAAGCTAAAACATCCCCAGATTGAATTTTATCTATGATCATATTTGTTAGTGTTTTATCTACCTCTACTTCTATAAATGCACTTTCTCCTCTAGGTAATCCGAAGAAGGTTTCTCCATCAGTAGTCGGCCACGCTAAAGCTGGTTGTTGACCGTTAGCATTAATAAAATCGCTAATAAATGGTGTATTGCTGTACTCACCACCACCACAACTGCAGTCGGCACCAATACTTCTAAACACTACCAGGAATTCACTTCCGCCCACTTCTACATAGACGCCACAAGCATTCTTAGTACGCCATCCTCTTTCATAGAATTCTGCATGGGATACAGAAATCATAGAAGTTAAAGATGGAAATTGGGTATTAGTTAAGCTACCAGAACAACCCAAAGCATAAGTAAATTCAGCACCAACTTCATCCGTTGTAACAACAATCAGAACATTAGTCCCGTTTTCTTCTAAGTCCGTATACGGAAACGTTAAAGAACCTGTGCCCAACACTGAGCCAGTAGTACCAACCAAGTTTGCTGAATCCTCAGTTGGCGGATGATATACATTCAGGGTGCTTCTCTTATCAAAAAAGTCATAAATCAATGTAACATCTGTAGGATTGTCTCCTAGAGCATGGATCAGTGTCTTACCGGGTTCCTGCCCCACAATGAAGAAATCACTATCGCATTCAATACTATTTGCTATACATGCCTCACTTTGAAAACATGTGGATGGTTGTAAACATAGCTTTATTTCATTACCTGATCCAAATGATGGAACAGGGTCTAGATAAACTTCAACTTGACCACCATCATGTCGTATAGCTAAACTATCTCCGATATACTGTTCACGATCTTCACCAGCCAAAAAGAAACCGCGATCATTCAATCTGACAGTCTTGACCCCATTCTCTGGGTCATTATACACGACATTAAACACACCAGTGCCACCAACACCATCATGGAATATGCAGCATTCAGCTATAGTGAACACATAATCAAACGCAGGAAGATCTAGCTTAACTGATCTACTTGAACCCAAATTGGTTCTATTAAGTGTGATGTCTACATAACATTCTCGGCAGCCAAATTGGATTGGACTTAAATCTAAATTACCATTAATGACCACGTTTTGTTCAGCAGGCCCAACGGGAGTCTGAGGAACAAACTGGGCTGGATCCTGTTGAGGATCTGTTCTAGGTTGAAGTTCATCAATTTGGTCGCTAACAGAAAAAGCATATCCAGCTTGGGCAGCTTGATAACGTCCATTAGACCAAATGTTTCTAATATTTTGATTAACTTTCCTAGATATCACCGCCTCTAAAGCACAACATACAGCTTGACGCTGTTGCGCGAATACTTTCGCTAGAGCCAGTATAAAATTATTAGCTAACCCTTGTTTCTCTTCTCTAAGATCATCCAGAATCTTATCAGCACGACTTACTAATTTATCGATTATTGGTTCTAAGTCCAAGTGGAATAACTGACCAGTGGGTACACATTCTGGCGGTAAGTTAGGACATACAAACGGAGCTTCACTGAGACCTAAAATCCAATTGCTGTTTTTATCCTTCCAAGAAACCGTCTTTGGCCCAACATCGGGATTACCAATATTGCCGATCGTAACTATAATCTTGCTGGGGTTAGTCGGGTCATTAACAACATCAACCACCGCTTTATTAGTTGGCAGACTCTCGTTTAGGTCTTCAATTAATGCACCCGCAAATGGGGCATTAGCACCAGCAGGGCCATCTTCTCCAACAGGCCCAGTATCTAAACGATCTATGCCAGGATCCCCTTGATCGCCTGGGTCTCCTGGATCACCAGGGGTCTCTCTAACTGTAAAATTACCGCGTTTCTTCAACTCGTCAATAAGCTGCGGAATATTAATCCTAAAATCTATTCCAATAGTATTATCATGAATAATGAATTCATTTTCTTGAATTGATCCGTTGGGATTAAATAACTTCAGCTTCTCAGTAATCTCTAATGCCGCTTTAGTGCTAACTAATTCTACGCGACCTTCTTTAAAGGTAGTATCACATTCTTCCGTAGTAAGCGTAGTGCTAAAAGAAGGCAACAAAATGTCTTCTACTTTAGCAAAATCCTCTTTGGTCATTAGACCGGCTTCACTAACAGAAGCAGTAGTTATATTATTAGCACCACTAATGCGATTCCAGCATCTTTTAGATAAGCTGTACTGATAAATTACTTCTGGAGTAACCTCAAAAACCTCACCATCTTCTGGGTTCTTAGGAAAGCCAATACTCATATTATGGTACTCACACATCTACTGCAATGTGATAAGGACAGTTCTATAACACCAGTAGATCTATCACGTGCCACTGCCTCAATGACCAGACGATCATTATCTTCTATAACTGCACCGATCGCCAGTTCAGTGATCGGACCTATGAGGTATGATTCTTCAACTTCATCTTTGTCAAATGGGTTTTGGACAAGAGAAGATGTAGGCCATGGTATTTCCATCTCCTCTACATCCCCATCTTCATTTGTATGAAATTTCGTAAGAACCAAACCGATTTTGTTAGTACCAGATCCCACCACATACCCGCACTGTGTATTACCAGCATCAAATATGGAGCCACCACGATACTGGAGGATATAGCCACCAGCCACCAAATTAGCACCAGTTGGTCCAGTTATGACTTGGGATTCACCAGCGGCTATTCTAATTATACCAAGATTAGTAGTGCTACTGGTTTTACAAAAATCATCTACGTTAGTGTTAGAAAATCCACTAGCCTTCAAAATCGAATTAGCGAAAGCACAAATACCAGTAGTGAATTGGTCAAAATCACTAGCTGATGGAATCGAACAATCAGAAACAGCTTGCGTGGACACCAGACCGCTATTTTGCGATAGCGTGGGTATGTCGTAGCTATTTGTTACTTCGGTAGATATGTTTTTAGTAGTGCTAGATTGGCCGGATGACAATGCTAAAGTAGATGTCCCAAGACATTCACATAAACCATCAATAGCTGTACTAAGATTGTTTAAACCGCAGAGAGTAAAGTTTCCAGGATTATTATAAGGATCTTGTCTGAACTTTTTCAGTTCATTGCATTCACACTGACCGCAGATGCCATTGTCGGCCAAACTCATGCAATATTCAAACGGCTCTTTAAATTCTTCATCTGACAATTTCTGAACTAAAGCATCTAAAGCCTTACGGGCTTCCTCATCTTTACGGAATATAAATTCCTTTAATTCCTCATCATATTGTTCATTAATATCTGCTACTTGTCCTTCTAAATTGACTACCACTTGATCAACATAATCTGTTAATCTTTTAGCGATCACTTCCGCAGAATCTGCTTCCTCACAGCAACAACCTTCCGCTGCTACCTTTAGCTTGCGATTTTGCTTAGGATCAAAATCATTGCCATAGGCTAATACAAAAGGATCAACCGCAGCCTCAATAGGATCTGTCACCCCAGGAACCGTCACCACTCGATAATCAAAAGTATCATCATCCGTAAATTCAATATCCCTAATGACAGGGCTAGTGACTACTTCACTGGCGGGGGTGTTTTCATCGGGAACCAAAGCATCCGATTTGGTAATAGACAAGATAGCATTTGGAGCATCTAAAAATATCTCCGTAACTGCCGAAGAATAAAAAGATTCATCAAAAACTACTTCTACTTCACTAACATCAGACACGCCAACAGCATCAACACCAGCATCCCCAGACAACCCTTGAGGGCCGTCACCAGTGCCAGGCTTGCCCTTAGGCCCTTTAATTCCTTTGCGTCCTTTAGGCCCCTTTTCTGCTGGGACCTCCACACACATACTCTCCAAGAAATCATCACTAAAATTAATGTCGATTACCGGATGACGGTTAAGTTCTGGGTTAAGTGGAGCATTAACACAAGTGATATCGAACGCATTGGACACCATTTTAACATCACCACTTAAAACACCATTAAACCCATTAGTTTGAGTCTTACCAAAAGAGAATTTAGTAACAATACCAAAGCCGCCCGCTTTTTCACTTACACTATTAATTAACTGTTTAAATTGAGGTGATAGTAATCCAATATTTTCTTCATCAGCTAGGGGGATATCTGGTGCAAACCCGTCAAATCGCCAGCTTTTTTCATTAGAATCGAATCGCCAACGACGCCGCCAAGAATCCGTAAAGCGCATTCCGTTGAACGGTCGATTTGGAAATTTAACGATGTTTGCCATGTTTGCCATGTTTAACTATTTATATTTGAGATACACTGGAACCCGATCAGTTTTAGACCGGGTTCCAGCGCTCAAATCAATCCGAAGTGGGAAAACCAGCAGCTTCGTTATGCTTTTTACTCTCTTCTCTAACGACATTGTAAGCCGCTTCTAAAGAAGAAGCGTATTCTGCAATGATCTTTTCACGTTCTGTAAACTCATCTACTTTACCATCACCATCAATATCCTCTGGAATTTTAGGCTTCTCTATCTTAGGAGGAACCGGACGATAAGACGGAGCATTAACGTAGAACCTAAAACAGCCAGAAAGAAGCGGTAGAGCACACAGCAAGATTAGGAGGCCGACATTCCAATTAGAAACCGTTACGGGCTTCTTTTTAGACTCCTTAACGGCTTTTCGGTATCGCGCTTCCTCCTCTTTCCCTACCTTGATGGATTTCAACTGCTGTTTAGCTGATTTAGCCTCCCACTTAGCCGCCTCTGCTTTCTCCTTCTCGAAATACGCAACCACGCTCTCGATTATCGAAGAAAACAGAGACTTAGCCAAAGAAGACAGCCAGCCCACTAGTCTACTCCGAGAAGATCCTTACCCTTATCGACAAGAAACTCCGAAGCCTTATCGGATAGCATATTCTTTACACTATCTGGCAAGAAGGCCTGAACGTTATCTGGAAGTTTTGTTATTAATTTCGTGAGGATTCTATCTAACAAGTTATCTAGCTCACGTTCGCCTAACTGTTCAATAAGTTCAACATTTTCAGAAGCGAACTTCTTGAGAACCCTCGTCTTAACGTATTTCTTAAGGCTGTCAAAATGATCCTTCCATTGGAAACCATTACCATCAGTGGCGTCCTTAATAATCGGCATCATTTGGGTCAGCAGCCAATGTTCAGCTGTACTAATGGCGAAAGGAATCAACCTATTGTCAATAATGAAGTTCTTCTGTTCCATCAAAGACTTAGTGGTATCAATCTTGGCTTTGGTTTCTTCAGCACCCCATTTCTTTTTCAGGAAACCGCCTAAAAATGTAATGACAACGGTTAAAATAGTGCCTAGAATAGTAACCCACGCAGGAACTCCACCTTCTTCTTTAGACTCTTCAGCTGGGGCAGAATCCTCAGATGAAGCGTCAGAGGACACTTCCGTTGGCATCTCCTCAACAGCCTCAGCAGGTGCTTCCGCAGGCTCTTCGCTAGCAAGATACACAGGGGCCATTGTTAATGGAATAGCCATTAATAGTAAGACAAGTAATTTTCTCATTGGGTTCCTCCTATATGAGTGTACCCGGTATATTTTCCCGCTGTATATCAAATTTCGATGAATAAACTAGAAGAAACCGATTTTGAATTAGTATACAGGCGCTTAAGAAAACTTTTTCATCATAGGTCTGATTTGGCAATCAATAGAGCTGCCCTAATAACAGAGTTCGAACCAGAGATAATTGACCTAATGGTAGACTTAAAAATATTATCTAACAATGATAATAATTACAAAATGGTAGGACGCCTTACCTACAAGCTTTAACCTATCCAGGTTTCGGATAAACCATCATATCGTTTGAAGGTAGTACCGTCAAACCACTCATCGCCATGAATGGGATTACGGCCAAACAGCTTTTTAAGCCTAGGTAGAACGTCCGTATCGTAGTCAAATTTAGCATCATTCGCAGTATTGACTAATAGAGTTACAGATTTTCTGAGGAATGCTCCAGAGTAACCAGGTGATTGAATGTCGCTGTTCTCATCAAATTCATCAAAGGTGACTTCATCACCTAACCCTTGGTCCTGTTCTGTCACAAAACGATTATCATCAGACGGATGAAGAGGAACCGTTCTTCTAGCAGTGCTGCCAGATAATGCTTGAGCCTCCCCGATAGTCGGAATATTAAAAGGAGTCCGGTGAACAGCGAATTCGTTTAATTGCGCACTAAACGACCTATCAGCAGGCTCATCAACAATACCTGTAAAACTATCAAAAAAGTCGCTGATAGCTGTATCAGTAGCCCATGTAGAGCTTAATTTGACGAACCCAGAACCAAAATTCTGGAAAAATAACTGAGAAGAAGCATCAATATTATCACGTAGATTAAATAAGGGCGTAATCTCAAGAATATCGCCTGGGCTGCCTGTTCTTGAGATAGTAACCGAAGCAAACTCGATTAAAGCGTCAGAAGTACTACCAATAATCGTATTTGTGGTACTAAATACTAATTGTAGTTCATCAGCAGAAACATCTAGCCTACGGATTCTAGTTAACGATACCTTATAATTTTCAACAAGACTGTCTGATCGATCACCCATCGGAGCCGTAATAATAAAATGATCAAAGAGCAATGTCGGAATAGTGCTTTTTAAATCATTGGACACCAAACTAGTGTCCGCTCTCCAAGGATAACTTAAAGCAGTTAAAACCGAGTTTTCATCTACACCAACTGGTGGGATTACATTGTAAGCGCTCGACACGAGCAAGCCAGATCCATGCGACACGACAACGTTACTGAAATCATCAGTTACATCTGGACCACCAGCTACAGAGTCTGAGATCTCATAATCAATTGGATCAACACCAGAAGTAGTGCCACTAGTGCCTTCTGGAGGTACCAATGCAGCCAAGAAATCAGAGTTGTCATCGGTATCGACGGTTCGGAATATAACAAATCCAGCTAAGGTCTGATGCTGATTCGAAGCAATTGGGTTGGCATCTTCAGCAATAGTAGCAGGCACTATGCTACGAATTTGATAAGTCAAATCGCTATCGATTTCATAGTCTACATAGAATAAGCCGACTTCTGTTGAACTGCCAACCATATTAGCAGTGAAAACGAAACGGATCGCACCCGTAAAAGTATCGTCAGTTACATCGCTCTCACCAGCAAAACGCTGTAATCTGGCTAGTCTCAAATTTTCCCAAGTATCTGGAATAGAGACGTGCATGTCCCAAATCCAACTTAATGGTAAGGATAAACTATTGGTCGCCACCTCAACGGTAGCTGGATTTAAGAATGGGAAATTGGCTTGATGGCTAATCCGAAGTCCAAGTTGATCAATCGACTTAGCTAAAATTAATTGTCTGACAACAATATCGCCCATCGGGCGGTTATAAGTATCAAAGAAATGTGGGTCCTGAGCAACAAGAAATCGTACAGCTAAAGTAGGTGTTTCCGTTATAGTCGGAAACACATTACCAGGAGTTACCAGTGGAATTAATGATGGATCTATAGCAGGCATAATGTCTTCCGGTTAGTGTATATTTGACACTTATTTGCTGAGGGGCATCCGCCCCCTATTACTTTTGGCTTGTTCTTTAACTTTCGAGCGATGAACTGCTTTAATATCAATGTGCTTCCACATGTCTTGTATTTGCTGAACTTCTTGCTTTAACTGATTATAAGTTGCATCTCGTGAAGATGGTGGGATTGAATCTAACGCCTCCATCAACTTAGTGCATCTAACATCGGTCAGCTTAAGCCAAGTATTTTTCATTTCTTCTTCTTTTTAGGATCTTTTCTTGCACATATGTTACCACTATATATCCCATCTTCACATTTAGTTACCTCAAGATACTTAGAAGAGTCTTTAACCATAATCAGCATTTCATAAAAAGAATCGATATCCATTAACAGGTCGCTAAGGGCTGTCAATACTTCTTCATTATCATTATATTTTTCCATTAGTTCTCTAATGTCACTGATCAGCACTTCTGTTTTACGGAGTGCTTCACCACTAGTGACATAATACATATATGGACTTATAATTACTTTGCCATCACATTTTATATCAGGAAAACTACGACGAATGTCTGGAAACATCCAAACGTTCTTAACCTTCTTGTCTTCAGAAATTTCACCTAGTCTAGGATAAGGTGTGATTTCAATGCATTTGTCGTAATATAGTTCTAAGTCCATTTAATTCCTCTTATACCAAGATACAGTTTTAGAAAGCCCGTCTTTTAAATTTGTAGAAGGCCCCCAATCTAATATCTGCCTAGCTCTGCTAATATCAAGACATCTTCTCATTTGGCCATTAGGTTTAGAACTATCCCATACAAACTCACCATTAAAACCCAATAGATCGCCTAAAGTTTCAACTAATTCTTTGATGGTAATTTCTTGACCAGTGCCAATATTGATTGGTTCTATTCCTGTTTCATCCATTATAACAGCCTTATAAATAGCCTCTGCACAATCCTCAACATATAAGAATTCTCGCGACGGTGACCCATCACCCCAAACATCTACTAGATCCTCCCCACCACTAACTGCAGACTCAATCTTATTGATCATTGCTGGGATAACATGCGAGTTTTCAAGATCAAAATGATCATGGGGACCATACATATTAACAGGAACCAAATTCGCAATCTTCATTGAAAATTCAGAATATGCTGCTTGCGCACCAATTAATCCATTCAACTTGGAGATGCCATAAGCACGATTTGTTGGCTCAGGCATGCCATGATTCATTAAATCATCTTCTGAAAATGGAACTGGGCAATGAGCAGCATAACTGCAAACAGTTCCTATCATCACTACTTTTTTGACATTTTCAGCCAAACAGGCGTCTAGAACATTAGCAGTAATACGTGTAGTAGCGGACCACAACTGATATGGCTTTATCTTATTTAATCCAATTCCACCACACATAGCTGCAAGATTTATAACATGAGTAATACCATTATTAGATATCCAGCTCTTTAAACTCTCATAAACCGTAGCATCAACTTGAAAATTGCCTTCTAATCTCCTACTACCTGGGACTGCTATGACACCTTTATCTTCCAAAAAGTGCATAACATTAATTCCTAAGAAACCACTAGCACCCAATACACCTACTTTCATTTATTCTCCTTAGCAATCCATTCAATAACCCTTGCTGGGTCTATGCTAGACTTATAAAATATATTATTATCAGTATATCCGCACTTATTCATTAAAATCGATTCTGAAACACCGACTTCAATAATCTTAGGCTGATTAGGAGCACAACAAGCCAGCATAGTAATACCAGAACCAACTCCGACCATAAAGTCACACAATGATAAGATCGCAATCGTCTGACGCCAAGGAATCCCACGTCCATCAACTGTACCCGGAACTATGCCTTCTTTCTTACCAGCAAAAGATATACAATGATAACCCATCCTCTTAGCCATATCTGAAAACTTTTTGAATTTATCCACTCTCCATCCAACAGGATGAGAGTAGCTGTGGTATTCTAAGGCGATACACTTTTGACCATTTACAAAATTATTAGCAAACGCCCTATCTTCTTCTGTAATCGGGGCATGTAATTTACCACCACCCCGAATAGATCCTGGAGGTCTAATCTCAGCGTTATGAAAATACTGATGAGAAATTTGCGGATAAGACCAAGTATGTGATTTCCAAACTTCTCCAAATGGATGAATTGCAGGACATAGTATTTTATCAATACCAGTTATTTCTTTCATCATAAAATTGCCAAGCTTAATACGATCTTGACCAGAAATACTTGAATTAATAGGCATAATCATATCAAAATCTTCATTATGCTCATGAACATTAAAATAGGCACTACCAACTATAAAAGCAATTTTACAATTTGGATAGACAGTCTTATAATGCCTAGCTATCGGGGTGACATGTAGTGTATCGCCTAAATTTTTAGTCAATTTGATCAAGATGCGCATGTCTGTATTTTGGCTGCACAACCATTTAGCAGCCTCTAAAATTCTAACTTTAGCCGTTTGAAGTGGGTTTCTAATCCCTTTATCAACTCTAATAACTTTTCTACTCATTTCTTTGAGTATCCCCTAATACACTTATTTATCGCTTCAGCTATTTTAGCGACGTTATCTGTTTTAATGGAAACAGACGGGACACCATACATGCTTTTAACTGCTATTGCGTCTCCAATATTAATCTCAATGATAAAAGTATTGACTCCCTCGCTGCATGCTAACACACTTAATCCGCTGCCACATCCAACTAAACAACCCGCACGTTCTATCATCACTTTAGCCTGTGACCAAGTGCACCCACGGGCATCAATGCCATGTTCCAATGGCGGATCATCAACAGATGCCGTATAAACCACAGGACATTTAACAAGTTTAATTAACTCGTTATACTTATCTAATGACCAAGTACAATCATGCGGAGGTTTAGACAAAGTATAGCTGTTATACTCTAAAACTGCATATTGCCTGCCACGAAGATTATGCCTTTTACAAAATCTATCATGCCAAGAATAATCTTCTCCGCTATGAGGGAAAAACGGTTTTCTAGGAACCTTAAGCTTTTTAATCTCTGCATTATGAAGAACATTATCCACGATGCTTCCTGCAACATCAAAACCAGAAACAGCACAAAGTGGGCACACGATTTTAAATAGGCCTAATTTTTCGAATTCTTTCTTCCAGTTTTGACGATCTTCGCTGCTCACATTATGAGGCAAATTGAACGCCACCACACCCATAGCATCTGCTGCTATACGAAATTGTTTAAAATATTTTTCGGTAATCCCCCATAGAATCATGTGATTTGGATAAACTTTACGAAGATGCCTAACAACCACTGATGAATGTAGCGTATCCCCAAAATTCTTAAGACCCTCTACAAATATAGTCTTTTCTTTGGGCCATTTAAAATGGTCCAAAGTCCTTTTTAAATTATCGATACCTTTTTCGTAAGCGTTCATGCCATCCCTGTCTCTAAAGCACATTTTGGAATCGCCAGCAATTTAAAGCCATCAACATTATAGAAAGCTCCTTCATGTGGTGGGTGCCAAAATGCTCTAGTTTTTCTTTCTACTATTAATCTATTATCGGTGTTTTTGATCTCTCTTAAAGATTCAAAATCTTTCATACTAAAGTAAGTACCACCACTCTGAGTGATTCTTGAAACATCACCAATTTTAAACATGTTCATTACTTCTTTAAAAATGTTAAATAGTTCATAATGTGAGCGAGACGCTAAACTATAAGCTGTTTCTTGATGAGAGATATCAAATTCGTTTACTTTAATTAAATCGCCAGTATCAATGCCACTATCAATATAATGAGCAGAAACACCCCAACTTCTCGTACCATTTAAAATTCCTCTAGTATAAGGTGCTACCCCTTTGTACTCTGGCAATGGCGCAGGGTGAAAATTGATGCACCCTAAAGCAGCACAAGATAGAATTGGTTCTTTAATAATTTTAGGATATAAAAATGACACTACTAAGTCAGGCTTAAATGCATTTCTAGTGATCCTGCCAATAAATTGCTCTTCACTTATGGCTGATGCATGAAAATCGTCATTGGAAACTAAGCATATTTTGGAAAATCGGCCACTGTCTTTGCACCATTGATAAACCAATTGCGAAGTTGGCTTGTTCTTAGTCATCAATACAATATTCACCGAACAACCCCATGAATTTTGTTCTTCTCTTTTTCATAACTTCTAAATCTGGTTCTAGCATCATTAATATCTATCTGACTTTGATATAGTTCCATATGTTTTTCATCTTGCGGAGGAGTTTTATTTCCAATCCACAATTTTAGATCTTCATATAGCTGCGCCATATCTTGGTCAGATGGCTTTTTTAATTTATGTGCCCACAAATAGGCATCTTGAGGAAAATCAGGAAATAGTTTTTGCAACACAATGTTTTGAGCTTCTTTAGCATCATCTAACTCAGTTCTAAGTCTATCAAGTTTTTCTTTGCTTTTACGCCGATCTTCATCAGTATATTTAGCAGCAGCTTTCTTGGCCTTCGCTTCTTCAGCTTTCTTCTGCTGTTCCGCCTTTCTAGTATACATCCCTTCCGTTTTTTCATTTTTAGGCAGCATACTAGTGGCTGATTCAACAGCATCTTCTACGCTAATAAATGGGAATACTTTCAAGGCGCTGTCTGGATTACAATTGAATACTTCGAATCCAACTGCATCAAAATGTTCTTTTAGATTACCAAACCATTCTTTCATACTATTATAAGTGTTCATATTACCGCTAATACTACCTCGATTACGATCCTGAGGGAAATGATACTTATTTTTCTCATCCATATGCAAATCAACGCCAAGAAGATATAGGCGTCTAATACCTAACAAAAACAGAATACGCACAGCTGCCATAAAAACAGATCGCCCACCACCAACATTAGAATGATTACCCCAGTTAATTGTATCTTCATACATATACTGGTCAGTGTTTACTACTTCATTTCTGCGGTAATAAACCACATTAGGACAATCACCTACTTTAGTTTTAGTGTCTCGCCAAGATTCACTGTCAAATAAATTCTTATGAATATGAGAGATGGGCACAATTTTTTGAATTTTAGGGTCAAGCCAAATAGAAGCCAGAAAATTCGACGGACTATCAACACATGTCCATAAATTTGGTCTAAAACTAGCAGGGCTATTATTCAAACCCATTGTTAATATTCCAGGTTGATCCAATAAGCTTCTATCGACCTGAGCAAAACTGGGGCCACTAGCGATTAAAAAAGCGTGCCCATCACGATATAATCCTTCTAAGGGAACATTAGCCAAGTTTTGAGTAAAAAACATTGGCGGAGCTGCAAAATAATCCGCAAATCTTAGATCACCATTATCATATTCAGTCCTTTTTACATTGACTTTTTGATAGTCTTCTTCAATAGGTTGGTCATACTTTATATCCATGCTTTAGATACTGATGCTCCACCCAGAAAGGCTAACATCTCTGGGTGGATCAAAAGAACCAAATATTGATTAGCAGTTGATTTTCAACTGCCCAAGCATGAATTCGTTAAAGCCTTCATTTTGGTCACGTACTTCAACATCTCTAATGACCGCTCCTGGCCACATACGCAAACCAACCTTGCCCACTGGCAAGGAACTAATTGGGAAATAAGGAGTAGATACTGCCACTGGAGTTGGCAATTCAGCAGAACCTTCTGCACTTGGTGTCACCAAGAGATTGTTCCACCAGACCCACAGCTGAGATCCACGCTTCATGATCATCAATTCATTCCACTTTTCAGTAGAATCCCCAACAGGTGCTGGCAAGAATCCGCCATCGTAGACTCTAAAATCGTCTGGATTAGACTCTACATCAGCACCAATACCGTCATTGATAAAACCAGTCTGAATAAAAGCATCGCTAATAGTGAATTCACCTGGTAAGAACCCACGGACAAAATCATCCTGGAAATTGTCAGGATCATCTAAGCTATAAGCAGTGCTCATGCTCAACGTACCAGCTAGAACTTGTAACTGAACTGACTCTTGATCAGCAGTTCTATTAATGCTAAATGATAGTCTAGTCGCAGGAGCAGTATAATCCTCATGCAACAGTTGAACGATAGTGGTGTTTTCTGACATGGCAACTAGCGCATCAGCTGTCACATCGGTAACATTGTTCACAGTTACGGCAGTGCCACTAGCAAATTGCTGAATAAAGTCCTCATCAAATGGAAATACATCTTCCGTACCAACAAGGATAGCTCTTTCACCATCGAAAATTTTATGGTTATATTTCCAAACGATGTCTCGATAAACTCCAGTCATGATTCTCAGAACGCCACGAGACGGTAGCTCATCCCACTCAGTACCAGTTACGACAATAAAAGGCATACTCATGAACGGGCCGGTCTCATAAATGCCGCGTTCAGTCACCTTCATATAAAGATCTTCATAACTATCTATTGGGCCACCAGTGACGATATCAATAGGAGGGAAACTATCAATCTCTTCAGTGGGTAAGCCAACCTTAACTCTCAATAAAAAATTACCATGATTTTGGCGATCCCACAACCAAATTGGCCGGTCACTAGTACCAACAGCAGCAACATTCATGTTAGTTGCCAGTATACCCAAATCTTTAACATCAATAACGCCATCGCTATTTAAATCTGCATCGGCATTATAAGCTGACTCATCACTGGTAGTACCAATTAAGGCCATTAAGATGTTGAGATCATCCTCATCAACAACTCCATCACCATTCAGATCACCACGAGTATCTCGCGGAGTCTCTTGGACTTTGAGGCCAGGTATGCTAGTATCCACGACCGCTTGAATATTATTATTAATCAACGTGCCGCCAGGCTCATAAACACCAGCAGAATTGATTTCTCCATCGTCAGCTAACAGTAAGTCATTTTCGTAGTGGGTAATACCCCAGCTATCATGTTCAAATAGTCTAACATCAGAAATAGGCTTAATCGCGGCATCTTTTTCAGTGCCAGTACCAGTAACGCCAATCACATGGTTGATATCATCACGAGACTCCAATAAATCACCAAAACGAACACCATTAGAATAAGCCCAAATATGCGACGGATTTAAATTAGGCTTTTTGTTGAAATAAGATTTAAATGTTCTGCTGCCATTGACATCACTAATTGTGAATTGGTAGAGTTCAACGACCTCACCAACGCTCAATAGCTGAACTGTCTTGTCTAATACCAGAGAAGTAGGCGTAGCATCCCCATTCTCTGGGTTATTGTATTTCCAAATATTTTGAGCTGTAAATTCTTCTCCAAGCGTTTCTTCATCCTCTACCTGCCACATTTTTACTTTGTAGAGGTTGGTATCAAGGACTGTTTCTTCGTAACCAGTAATAATCGCATTTCGCCTAGTTATAGTCGCGCCATTATAAAGAATAGCACCAATTAATCCAGGCTCTTGTTCCTGCATTAACTCAAACTCGATTTGCCTACCTTCTCGATCACTTCCAACATACCAAATGGCCTCCGGGATACCGTTAGACCCCGGAGTCATAGACCAACCAACATTGGTAGTCAGGTCATCGCGACGCTTCAGGATTACATGATGTTCAGCAGTATTTGACTCATTACCATTTTCATACCTGCGGAATGTAATTGTGGGCATCATGCCCTTCTGATCGAAGAAATCAGTCGGACGATTAGGATTAAAAATCTGATTTTCTGGGTAGGTATAGATGCTAAAGGAGCCATATCCAGTGATGTCTGGCATAATGCCATTACAGCTAGGTGGTCTGACCGCTCTAGACTCTGATTCATCTTGAATCCAATAAATCTGAGCGCATTCTTCGCAATTGCAACTAAGAGGTATCGGAGAATCTACAGTAAAACGAATAACATTACCAACACGCTCCAAACTAATAAATTCACTGCCAGCCGCTAATATGACATCGCCTTGCATCCACCCGCCATCGTCGGGGAATCCAGCACCCTGAAACCCTAAAACGCCAAGGCGAGTCTGAGTTAAGGCATCTAATCTTGCCTTATCCTCAGCGGACATCAAACCGCGTAAGAACGGAGAAGATTCTGGAATTGGATCAGTCGTTACGTGTGTCTGACCATGGAAAGCAGGAATGATTACCTGGGATTCTTTGTTGATGTATGTATTAGTTTCCAAGTCATATTGAAACGACTTTATACTGCCATCAGGACCAGATACTTCAACAAACTGTCTGTCGACTACCGAACTAGATGGGGGTAATCCAATTTTTACTGTCATGTCGCTAGACCTCTTTGTAGATTTGAATTAAACGGTAGCTACCGACAGCCATACTGCCCTAACGTTTGAAATCTTTTTACGCTTATATAGTACGTTCTGCCTCGAATTATAGTAATACTCAGTATGGTTAGTCAATGGGTCTGGTTCCCAAAACTGAACTAACACTTTATCACCAAGTATTTTTTCAATCAGAGTTAGAGGAAGACCACCATCACTAGGTATGCCTCTTATCCTAGATAGTTCTTCAAAGAACTCTTCCCTAAAATCAACATCAGTAGCCATCATTTTATATTTTATAAACACTTTTCAAATTTTAACTTGTTTTTACCCCAGACTTTGGTATACCCATGCTTAGCAGCATAATCTTTTTCTTTCATGCCCATATTTACTGCCCTATTATATAAAGTTTTCTTATGCATTACCCATCCATCGCCATCAACATACCAATAGTCTGGCTTGACTTCACCTACTAAAACAAAATTGCTAGCTTTGTAAACAGATCCATCATGATTATAAGTGGTATCACAATAAGAAATTATCTTAGAAACTCCAGTTTTCTTAATTTCTTTAAGAGATCTAGCTATAAACCATGACCCAAAATTTTTCTTCTGAAATGAGGGGTGAATACACAGTCTACTCAATTCTTTGGCATTATTATCAATATTTTGTCTAATCATTGGACTAAAAACACAAACAGCTATCAGCTGATCTAAATAGTACGCACCAATGGCAGTACCCCCTCTACCAGCACTACTCAAATAATGATATTTAGATAATAACTCTCTATATTCATTCGACTTTGATTTTCTTATAGCCACATCATTAAAAGAAAAGTCAACATAGTCAACAGAACTAATCCCAAGCCAATATTTTATAGTCTCTACCACTCTATCTTTAAATAGAAACTCATGATCCCAGATATACTTAACTTCGCAATTTGGAAAGTTGTTACTAATATAGGACAATTTTTGATTATCCCTTAAAATATTGCCAGGTTGACTGTGCCAATATTCTCCTTGAACTTCAATCAATATATTTTTGCAACCTGTAGGAATAACACAGTCAAATGAATACGGTCCTATACTACATTCTTTGTCATCACTGCCATCGTTTCTTTCACGAAAATATTTAACACCAAGATCATCAAGTATAGTATAAAGAATTTCTTGTTGACTACTAACTTTTTTGGTATTATCTAGTACAACTTTCATCTTAGATCTAAATTCATCATTTTCCCATTGTTTCAGTGCAGCATTTCTTGATCTATCAATATTGCAAGACTTAGAAGCATATGATTTAAGTTTATTAATTATTGTTTGTCGATATACTTTATCGTTAGACCATTTTTCAGATATTGACTTTTTTCGTTTTTCCTTAGCATTATCTGAATGAACATTCTTCAAAAAGAATTCAGTATTACTCTTAGCAATATCAGTCATATGTTTCTTATAAGACTCATCATTCCATTTATCAGCCATTTCTTTAGAACGTTGGGCACAAAAATCCTCGTCTGATTTTAGACTTCTTGATTTTTTAGTAATGTTACTTCTATAGTCTTCATCTTTCCATGCATTTAACGCTTTAGCACTATTACTGCATTTCTTGCATGCAGAATTATTCTTTATAGCGCGATACAAACTGCTCTTATTTTTAAAAACTATCTTTTCATCACATTTAGGGCATTTGTAAGCATCATGTTTCTTCAGCTTTTTTGAATTACACTTTTTACATAATGAGCCATTTCTTATTGAATTATTTAATGATCTTTTAGAGCTATAATTTATTATAGAATGGCACTTTGGACATAATTTTTCGAAAGATTCCATTTAAGTTATATTTGCAATGTGAGCTTCTTTTTTAGCTAGTTCATAGTCATGTTCAATCATTATTTTAACTAGGTCATCAAACATTACCTCTGGCTTCCAGCCCAATTTAGTATTAGCCTTTGAACAGTCACCAAGCAGAATATCAACTTCTGCCGGTCTATAATACTTCGGGTCAATTTCGACATAGTTCTTGTAGTCTAAATTGAAATACCCAAACGCTTTTTCGCAAAACTCTCTAACTGTGTGTGTCTCTCCAGTTGATATCACATAATCATCTGGCTCATCTTGCTGCAACATCATCCACATAGCTTTAACATAGTCATCACTAATACCCCAATCGCGCTTAGCATCAAGATTACCTAAATATAATTTTTTCTGTAATCCAAGAGCTATTCTTGATACTGCCCTAGTTATCTTCCTAGTGACAAACGTCTCACCCCTTTTAGGGCCTTCATGATTAAACAATATTCCATTGCTGGCATGAAGACCATAAGATTCGCGATAATTAACCGTAAGATAATAAGCAGCAACTTTAGCACATCCGTAAGGAGATCTTGGATAAAAAGGAGTGCTCTCTGATTGTGGTACTTCTTGCACTTTCCCATACATTTCACTAGAAGATGCTTGATAAAATCTTATTTTAGGATTTATATGTTTAATAGCTTCAAGCAGCCTGCAAACACCAGTAGCATCAACATCCATAGTGTATTCTGGATCATCAAAAGATACTCGAACATGACTCATTGCTCCAAGATTATAAACTTCATTTGGCTTAATATGATCAATTAGCTTAAAAAGATTAGATCCTGACGACAGATCTCCATAATGTAGAGACAACCTCACATTTTCTTCGTGTGGGTCTTGATAAATATCATCAATCCTCTCAGTATTAAAAACAGACGACCTCCTTATTAATCCATGAACCTCATATCCTTTATCTAATAACAATTTGGCTAAGTTGGATCCATCCATTCCAGTTATACCAGTAATCAATGCTTTCTTAGGAACAGAATATTTCATAATTTCTCCAATAACGTATTTACCAACAGAAGTATTTTAATATTATGAGATGCGACCTGCACCGACATCTAGGCGGATCAATTAGCACTACTACCGTTGCTAGATTACTAAAAAAGCCTTTAAAAAAAGTAGTCAAACAAATGACTTACGCCGATGGAGAAGAGTTCAACTACGATACTTTCTTCGATAAATTTAAGATTCTAGATACTGTGGAGTGGACTCAAGAAAACATTAGACATACTATAGAAGATGTCATTTGGAGATTAAAAAGCGAAAAAATTGAATATTCAGAGATAAAATTTTCCGTCAATAAATATCTTCCATACTTAGAAATGGATCTAGAAAAAACTATATTATGGTTCGCTAACTGTTTTGACGAATTATGCTCTAAATGGGGTATACAAATCGATCTGATCCTGTCCTTAAAACACGATATGGACAAAGCCAAACAGATTGAAATAGGAAACGTAATCGGTAACGACCTCATTGCAGAGTGTATATCTGGCATTGATATCGTAGGCAACGAAAAATATTTTAACGTTGACTTCTATAAGCCTATCTTCCAAAGATGGCATGATGCTGGCAAAGCTTGTATGGCCCATGTCGGTGAAATCAACAAGCCACAAAACGTCATAGACGCTGTTAATCATCTACATCTTGATCGTGTATGCCATGGAATTGCAACTGCAGATAACAAAGAACTAGCCAAGAAATGTAGAGACCGCCTAATAGCATTTGATTTATGTCTAACTAGCAATATTTGCACAGGCGTCGCCAATATCCAAGATCACCCCATCAATAGAATGTTAGATAACGAATTCTTGATAACTATTGGTACAGATGACCCTATTATTTTGGATACTAATTATGACCAAGAATTCCAACTATTTCAAGAGATCAGTAAGCTAAGTAATGAAGAAGTTAAGATGATCCAAGATTCAGCTTATTACTTCTCTGCCAGAGAAATAACTAATCGCAAACAAAAATAGGATATTATAAAATCAGCAAGCTGTTAGGGCTGTTTGTACAAAAATAATATAAAATCATTGAACAGGAAAAGAATCAAATTTGAAACTATTCGAAATAAATTTTACATCAAATCCCAATAAATCCATCATAGTAATAAGAGAGGGTTATGGCGTTACATATGACTTCGACTACGGTGGAAATCAAGTAACCGACCAAAGACCAAAAGCATTATCATTAGGAAAATGGCGTTCTGGTCGTGGTAATAATCTAATGGCCGGAATAAATCTAAATTATCTATCACCGGAACAAATCAACCGTTTACAACAGAATCTGCCGCGTATACTGCGTAATCGTAACTTGCAGACCAGGGCAAGAACCCTTAGGGCAATTATGCCTGATATATTCAATACCGCTTATCGCACTTACTACAAAGATGCAGTAGATAATGTTGAAAAAGGTACTCTCCGATTCATGAGTGTCGATTATGAACGCCCAGCTCCTGATCCAGAAAACATTCAAGCCGCAGAGCCTGAAACCGCTCCTACTGCCACCACTGACGCCGACGATGTTACGGCACCACAATTGGAGCCAAAAGAGCCGGAGCCAGAAGAGCCGGAGGAGGAGCCAGAGGAAGTCGAGGAACCGACAATTAAACAACCAACGCCACCAAGGCAGCCAGAAAGACCTGATAGACCTACTGACAATACAGAGGTAGGTGAAGAGCCAGAGGATGAAGAAGAGGTATAAAGCTAAAGTAGATCCCTCTGACGATGAATCTTTACGTCAATTCTTCGATGAGCATTATGATTATACCACATTAGAATTACGCATTAAATATAATATTCCTACTTCAACTTTAAATACTTGGCGACGAAGAGTGCAGAAGTCTAAAAGTCGCCCTAAAGTATTCAAAAATTACCGCAAAAAGCCTATCAAAGTAGAAATCATAAATGACCCTGAAGTATGGGATAACGGACCATGGTTTGAAGAAATGTATGTCAACCGCAAAATAGGCGCTTACGTCATCGCCAGGATGATCAATAGGTCTGTCACCATTGTCTATCGTAGATTAGAGAAGTATGGCATTACATTGCGATCTCATAAAGAAGCTATGGAGCCTAAAAACAAGTATCATGACCAAAATTGGCTTTGGACAAATTATGTATATCATCACCGCACTGTTAACGACATTGCCAAAGAAGCTGGCGTCAGTTACTATACTATTTGCAATTGGCTTGCTGAGTTTTGTATACCAATCAGGGATAATTCTGCGCATTCAGTAATTAAGAATAGAAGAGAGCGCATCGAAAAGTACAAACAAAAGAATGGAACAAGCATATCGTAGACTTAGAGAAAAGCTTACCAACCACCCATTAGTGGAAAGAGTTGACTGTAATTACTATTTCTTTGTCGTAACTTGGAAGTCAGGTATTAAAGAACGACTAGTAATCAACAACTTCGACAACGATAATAAAGTCAAATTCAAGTATTATATTAAATCTCCCATTAGACCACATTTCATGCCCAAAGCGATGTGGTGGGAACACCTTTCAAACGGATACGAACCTAAGCCTCATTATCTAGAAAATGTGGAATTTGAGGATGACACAGAAAAATACTCCAATCTAATTAACTGGAAATGGGCTGACTACGAAAAATGCGGATTTTATGAGAAATTGTTACTAATTCACGAAATTCTTCAATATATCATAGAACATGAATGGAAAGAACAGAAATTTCCAGAAAATACCCTAAGACACAGCCTACAAATGGTATATGACGAAAGTCCTAAAGGATTTCACTTCACTAGAAGAAGAGGACTAAGAATCAGAAGCTACCGCAAACTAGCAGAACGCCCCGCTAGCAAACTGCTAGAACATTTTATGCCTTATGGATTTTATGGTAGAGATGACCCTTATCATTTCATGTCAACCAAATCCATTAAGCAACGCAGAAGAATTTACCTTGCCATTAGGAATATTATTAGAAAAAACCGCAACTTAAAATCCAAAGGCAAAAAACAATTTTTTGATTTCAATTACCGTAATATTTTAAAGCACATGCGCAATCAAGATCATTCTGTAAAGATATCACCCTACAAGATGCGACAAGTAGGACTATTAAGATCCCTAATAGACCAACTGGACATGCAAGGTAAAACTTTCTATGATGTTGACCCCATGATGGGCGAAATGCATATTGCGGCCCATACTAAAGAATGCTCATATTACTACAGAGAGTCAGCCCCATTCGATCAGGGTGCTAAGCTATTATCTCAGTTTATTGGATCACACTGCGAAATTGACAACAACAATCGCAGATACGATTTTGGAATTTACGACGGCCATTTATCACCAAACTATCCAAAAGCTTGCTATGCTTTTGATGTCATGAAAGAAAAAGTTGACTTAGCAATAATTTATGTCGCTAATGAATATATGGAACAATGGCGTGAAAAATACCCAGGATCCCACGATTCCCTGGAAATGAAATGTTCACGCGACCCCAACAGGTGTGGCAGATGGCTTCTTTATTACACCTAATTCAAATATAAAACATGTCCTTTGAAACTATAACAATTGAGCGTCGCCAACCAGTATACGATAAGCGCTTCGTGAAACCACCAAGCGCTGAAGATGGCGATCTTCCATATGTAACCATCGATGAAGTTGAAACTAACATCGACACACCAACTGATGGTGACGACGGCAGAGTAAGCTTGTTATCATTTGGGCGTGGACAAGAGAATCGCGGATTTCTGCCCTATTACACCAAAAACTTGAATCTTGATTTTGTGACTTATGACACAGTGGGCCTAGATGGCAAGAGGGTCGGATTTACCAGTGAGGCTGTTGATGACCTCCAAGAAGCAATCCGCGAAATAGCTAGAACCAAGCCTAGGGTTTAAGAGCTAGAACTGCTGCTAACAGGAGTAGAACTGCTAGAGGAGTCAGAGCTATCTGATAAGTCAGAACTGGAAGAACTTGACGGATCATCCGCATCAGAACTAGAACTAGAACTGGAGTCACCCCCACTGCTTAGTGAAGATATCGATGACTCACTACTTATAGTAGATTCACTAGATAAATCAGAACTAGATGAACTAGAAACGTCACTGCTTAGTGAAGATATCGATGACTCACTACTTATAGTAGATTCACTAGATAAATCAGAACTAGATGAACTAGAAACGTCACTGCTTAGTGAAGATATCGATGACTCACTACTTATAGTAGATTCACTAGATAAATCAGAACTAGATGAACTAGAAACGTCACTGCTTAGTGAAGATATCGATGACTCACTACTTATAGTAGATTCACTAGATAAATCAGAACTAGATGAACTAGAAACGTCACTGCTTAGTGAAGATATCGATGACTCACTACTTATAGTAGATTC